CGTGGTTGGGTCTTGGTTACTTGACCTTACTGCTGATGTGCTACGCAGGGATGGTAGCCTTAAACAGTTCTCTGGAGGCGTATCCGACAGCGGTGAGGGTCGTTGGACTGTTTCTGCCGCTGTGGATTTGGGGGTTCCCGCTCCTGTCATTACTACTGCACTATTTGAAAGATTTAACTCACGCAATCTCGGATCCTTCGGAGCAAAAATCCTGAACGGAATGCGTTATATGTTTGGAGGACACCACGTTAGGTGAAATAAATATTCACAAGTCGCAGGTACTTATGGATATTCTCCAGTCGCCTCAAGAATACTTGTTTAATTTGCAGACAACAAGTTCATCTGAAGCAAAACGATTATGGAGAAAACACATAAAAGAAAGTTGGAATCATAAATGTGCTTACTGCAACTCTGAAGAAAATCTAACATTAGACCACGTTGTTCCACAATCAAAAGGTGGTTTAGATATTACAAGAAATGTGGTATGCTGTTGTCATTCTTGCAATCAATCCAAAGGACATGAATATTGGAAGTTGTGGTATGTCCAACAAGACTTCTATAATGAAGATAGTTTGGATAAAATAGAGGACTGGATGAAACCACCAAAACCCACAAATCTTTATAGTTATCGCCCAAGAAGGAATAATGCTTCATGATAAATTCAACAACTCCATACAAACTCGCAGAAATTATTAGAGACACTTGGCCTGGTCTTTACAATATGCCAAAAAAGACCTATAATGAGAAGCCACCATCTACATCAAATGAATCAGATACAAAAACTTCAACAGATTGAATATACTGATCACTATTCAGTCTTTGATAGGAATGGTAAGAAAATTTGTGATACTGCAACAATTCATGATGCCATGCTGATGGTATCTTTTGCAGAGGGGAGGACTTACAAGCAAGTTAAAATTCTTCTTGATCAAGTTGTAAATATTCCATCAACAAGAATGGAAGATGATAAACAACTTGAAGCACAAAATGTTTTGCCCGAAAGTATGGCAGAACCTGTAATCGTATAAATTATCTTATATACTTAACAATCATGAAATTTACAGTTTATTCAAAAGACGGTTGCCCCTATTGCAGCAAAATTAAGCAGGTGTTAGAGTTGGCAAATCTTGAGCATGTAGTTTATACCCTAGGGACTAATTTTGATCGTGAAGGATTTTATTCTGAATTTGGAGAAGGTTCTACATTTCCTCAAGTTATCCTGAATGATCAAACACATCTTGGTGGATGTACAGACACTGTTCAATATCTTAAGGAGCAAAATCTAGTCTAATGGAATCTACTTTTCACGAAGTTTATTTTGATGTTGAAAAGGCAATCGATCTTGCTTTCAATGGACAATTTGTTTTGAAGTTTTATGATTACTTAAAAATTCGTGGAACACTTAGGCGTGAGGTAGAAGAGTTTATTGAAAGTGCCACCGCAAGTGAGATTAGTAATCTTGTTATGGATCTGGACGAATACCTAGAAGGTGGTGCTGATGAAATACATAAACAATTGCGTGAAGGTTATGGTCATATTCCAAAACCGCAAGCAAGAAAGATAAGAAATTATCTTTATGCAATTCTTGAAGACGCTTGGAAATATAATTATGATAAACGACCGGGAAGAAGGAAAAAACAAACTAAATAAACCAGAACCCCAGATTAATCGGGGTGTTGAACTGTTACTTAGGAATAGGAGGAAGAGAGAGTCATCAAAGCCAAAAACTTTTCAAGTGAAGTTTGGTAAAATGATTTCTCTCTTTCGTAGAGAGTTTCATTTCTTCATTGAATTTCACTTCGATATTAGAAAAAAATAACTCTCTGGAGAAAGAAAAATGTTAGCAGTAACTCTAACCATCGGCACATTAGTTTCAATAATGTTCTTTTTTGTTGGTGGTATGTTAGGATGGATGGCAAAGCAACATTTCTATGAAAGAAATTATATTGCTTCACTAAACACACATCCAGAGATGTTTGATGAAAATGGGAATATTATTCCTGATGAAATTTTAGCAGTACGATTTGAGAATGACTATGACTACGACGAAGACGAAGAAGACGACTGAAAAACCTATTGACAGTCTTCCTTCCAATCCATTTGTTTTTGAAATTCTAGAACTTGCTTCTAAGCAACGTTCTACAGAAAAGAAAATTGAGGTTCTTAAAACCTACGAACACGATTCTCTTAAGACTATTTTTATTTGGAATTTTGATGATACTGTAATCTCTCTTCTTCCTGAAGGAGATGTTCCTTATGGAGACCTAAAGGATCAGAATGTATATTCTGGAACTCTGTCACAAAATCTATCTAGAGAAGCAGTTGGTGGCGAATCTGCTACTGGACAAGATTTAGATGGTAGGGGACGCACTTCTTTGCGTAAAGAATATCAAAATCTTTATCACTATGTAAAGGGTGGTAATAATACACTTTCTACTATTCGTAGAGAGATGATGTTTATCAATCTTCTTCAGGGTCTTCATCCGAAAGAAGCAGAACTTTTGATTCTTGTTAAAGATGGAAGACTTGTTGATAAATATAAAATCAATCATGAAATTGTAAAGAGTGCATATCCTGAAATTACTTGGGGTGGTCGTTCGTGAGCAGACTTCGTAATGTTGTAAGAAATGAACAGGAGGAGCAACAATTGGATAAGGTAAATGAAAATTATATTGTTCCTTCTCAGTATGGTTGTGAGATTCTTTTAGAAAAAACTGCAATTGAAAAAACAAAAGATGCTTCTTTTCCCAGCGATGCATATCTAGTTTGGTATGTTGTTGATGGTAAAGAATGTATTGATCTTTGTCGTGCAGCGAAAAAAGTAAGTCTTTTTGATATGTACTATGACAAATATGGTCCAGGTTCTATTCAAAAAATTGACTTTGGTTATGGAAGAGTTAATCCCAAACTATGGGGTTACAAAGCACCTGAAGAAAAAAAGAAAAGAAAATGAGTGAAGGTTTTAGTGAAGAAAAGATTGAAGTATCAATCTATAAAGATGAAGTTAAAAAATTACTGAAGAAGTATAAAAAAGTCAAAAAATATATGAAGTCTCCTCTGTTTACAGTTAGGACTATGGATGGAACTGAGACATATGTGAGTGAACTAATTAAAGAAGCAGAGGAGAATCCATAGTCTGATGGGGAAGCATTACTTACTTAACTTGTACGGATGCTCGTTTGTCCTTTTGGATAACGAGCGTTGTCTTATAGACTTACTAGAAAACGCAGCAGTTGCAAGCGGTGCTACTGTGATTCAGACTATCTCAAAGAAGTTTGAACCACAAGGAGTCACCGTTATTTGTTTGCTTTCAGAAAGTCATATCTCAATTCATACTTGGCCTGAAGAAGGTAAAGCAGCAGTTGATGTCTACACTTGTGGTGATTGCAATCCTAAGATTGGTTGTGACATCATTATCCAACAACTTTATGCTCAGAATCATACTCTGAGTTATATTGAACGCTAAAATAAATAACACTATATCTGGTAAAGTTTATGCTCTCTACACAATATCGTCTTCGACTTGAAGCAATATGTGAACGAATTGTAAAAGGTGAATCGGTAGAATTAAGTGAGATGATCTGGGCAGAGAAACTTGCTCAGGCAAATAGAAGTGCTGGCACACTGCTTCGTCAGGCAAGACGTAAAGCAGAAAATCCTGATATGCAAGAAGGTGGATTAGATGATTTTTTGAACCAACTTGATATTGGTGGAATTGGTCATGAGTCCAAAGGAGTATCTGGATTTAATACAGTTGATGATATTATAGATTTCTTCACTGAAGATAAACCAGATGACTGGAGACAAAGAGATTGAGAAAGAGGGGTACTTGACTACCCCTCTTTTTTTGTGTATAATTACCTTTGTCCGGGTTGATATGAATGGATCAAGAAAAGCTTAAGTTAATTGTACAAAATCTTGAATCTCTGGTAGAATGTCTTAAGTCAGAGATTTGTTCTGATGTAGATGTAGATGAATATAAACCTCTACCATACGAACAGATTTCTCAGTACATTGCAGATTACGACGAAGTATTTTATGACGATGAAGTTTGAAGACTACGAACTTATGAAACCAGAAGTAAAACTAATTAGTGTTACTCCTGATGCAGAGAAGCACATGGCATATTGTGCTCGTGTAAGTAATCCAAACAATCAAGAGAATGATAATTTCTCTGGATTACTTAAGTATTGTATTAAGCACCAACACTGGAGTATTTTTGAACAGGCAACAATGACTGTTGAGATTAATACGACTCGTGGTATTGCAGCTCAGATACTGCGACACAGGTCATTTACATTTCAGGAGTTTTCTCAACGATATGCAGATACGAATCTGCTTGGTGGAACTATTCCTCTACCAGAACTTCGTCGTCAGGATACAAAGAATCGCCAGAACTCAATTAATGATATGGGCGATTATCTGAAACTGACATTGCTTGAAGATATTAGGATTCATTTTGCTGCTGCTCAGAGACTCTATGACCGCCTCCTAGAGGCAGGAGTGGCAAAGGAGTGTGCAAGGTTCGTCCTGCCTCTTGCAACGCCTACACGCCTCTATATGACGGGTTCTGTGAGGTCCTGGATTCACTATATCGACCTTCGCTCAGCACACGGTACTCAGAAAGAACATAAGGATATTGCAGAAGCAATTCGTTGCCTCTTTACTTGTCAGTTTCCTGCTGTATCTTCTGCACTTGAATGGACTCGTGAAGGTTGTACAGAATGTGTGGATGCACCCTCTATTTGCATAGAATAAATACCCTTACATACTATGGAGTAATAAAGTTGGCAACTTATCCTGTTATTAATAAAGAAACTGGTGAACAAAAAGATGTTGTAATGAGTGTTCATGATTGGGATCAATGGAAAAAGGACAATCCAGAGTGGGATAGAGATTGGTCTGATCCATCTACTTGCCCAAGTTCAGGAGAACTGGGAGAAGTTTATGATAGACTGAAGAAATCCCATCCAGGCTGGAATGATGTTCTTCATAGAGCATCAAAGGTTCCTGGTTCAAAAGTAAAATCTATCTGACTCTTATTATGGCAAGAAAAAATACTCCCAAGAATCCAGTTCCTTTTGGTATGAGTAATAGGCAAATGAAAAGGAAAAAACCAATTAGTCTTGATATTATAAGAGATATTGAACCTCTCACAGATAATCAAGAAGCACTATTTAAGTCTTATAAGTTAGAACAAAATATTGTTGCTTATGGATGTGCTGGTACAGGTAAGACATTTATTACCTTGTATAATGCTCTAAAAGATGTTCTTGATGAAAAAACTCCTTATGAGAAAATCTATATTGTAAGGTCTCTTGTTGCAACTCGTGAGATTGGTTTCCTTCCTGGAGACCATGAAGATAAGTCTTCTCTTTACCAAATTCCCTATAAGAATATGGTGAAGTATATGTTTGAGTTGCCTGATGAAGCATCGTTCGAAATGCTATATGGAAACCTCAAAACTCAAGGAACGATTAGTTTTTGGAGTACTTCTTTTATTAGGGGAACTACTCTGGACAATGCAATCATTATTGTAGATGAGTTTCAGAATCTAAACTTTCACGAACTTGATAGTATCATTACTCGTGTTGGTGAAAATTCTAAGATTATGTTCTGTGGTGATGCCACTCAATCTGACTTAGTTAAAACAAACGAAAAGAATGGTATTATTGATTTTATGAAGATTCTCCGTGTAATGCCTTCAATTGATATTGTTGAATTTGGTGTAGGAGATATTGTCCGCTCTGGATTTGTTAAAGAGTATATTATTGCAAAAATGGAATCTGGTCTATGAGTTTTATTCATCATAATTATCTGGGTGACATTGAACTAGAATGTAAAACTACAGAAAGCATCCGTCTCTATAACCTACCCAATGGAGAATGGGTGCCTTCTATTACTTCTGTAACTTCTTTTTATAACAAGGACATCTTTGTTAAGTGGAGACAAAGAGTTGGTCTTGAAGAAGCAAACCGTATTACTAAAAGAGCAACTGCAAGAGGAACAGATTTTCACCAAGTCTGTCAGGATTATTTGGAAAACAAGGAATTGGATTGGAACAATTACCAACCAATGACAAAGATTATGTTCATTCATGCTAAGCCTTATCTTGATAAGATAAATAATATTCATGCAATTGAAAGGACTTTATACTCAGAATATTTTGGACTCGCTGGAAGAGTTGATTGTATTGCTGAATATGAAGGAGAACTTGCAGTTATAGACTTTAAGACATCGGATAAGATTAAACCTGAAGAGTGGATTGAAAATTACTTTGTTCAAGAAACATTTTATGCTGCTGCCTATTACGAACTAACGGATATTGCTCCAGTTAAATTGATTACTTTAATGGTTACTCCTAGTGGTGAAGTTAAAGTATTTGACAAAAGGAACAAAGGCGATTATATTAAGTTATTAGTTCGGTATATCAAAAAATTTGTACATCACAATACTGGGTCAGATGGAGAATGAACTAGAAAAGGTACTGGAAAGTAAATTCTTTTGCCCGTCAAGATTCGCTCAAGAGATTGAAAATCTTGTTCAAATTAATGGGGATATGAGTTACATTGATGCAATCATTCACTTTTGTGAACTGAATAGTATTGATGTGGAGTCAGTCCCTAAACTTATTTCTAAACCTCTTAAGGAAAAGATTAAGTACGAAGCAATGGAACTTAATTTTCTCAAGAGAAGTTCCAGGGCAAAATTACCCCTCTAATTCATTTTAGGGGCGAAATTTTTCCCGGCAAAAAATCACTATATTACTTTTTTAATGATGCCCTTTGATGCCTATCGCGAATATCTTGCTCTAAAGAATCACTTTACAAAAGATTCTTATGACTATCATAAGTACTGCGGTAAAAGTAGAGCAACTCTTCAATCTTTCTATAAGCGTAAAGATCGTTTCTGGTTTGAAAAGGTTACTCGCCAAAAGACCGATAAAGAAATCGTAGAATTCTTTGTTGCAAATTTTGTATCTTGTAATGATCCAGAATCTCTTTGGATTGGAGAGATTATGAAAGAAGGGGAAACAAGATATAAGGAATGGCAGAAGAAAGTTCAATCATTATCTTATGTCTTTAAGGAAGAAACTCAAAAGATATTTGAAGAAAATAAGTTTGAGGAAGTCTTTGATTGTTCAAAAGGACACCCACCACTTCTTAAAAAATTCCTGAGCGGGAAGATTTCTCTAGAGACACTGGTGATTTGTGATAGAATCTTCCAGTACGGTAATAACTTTGATAAGAAACTCAAAGACCCAGTATGGGAAACCGTCAGTCGTAGAATTAAAAAGTACAACCCTTTTCTAAATATTGATGTATTTCGTTATAGGAAGATTTTGAAAGAAGTAATTTTAGGAGATTCATGAGTTTCTTTAATTCTGAAATTGTTCGTGCAGAGATGGCAGAAATATCCGAACTGCAAGAGGAAGTTTATGGAAGTGTCTTTAAATTTCCCACAATGACAACTGATGATAAAATTCGTCATGTTAATCTTTTAGATAAACTTCTAAGTAAACAGCAAGTTCTTTATACTCGCTTAAGTCTTTCTGATGACCCTGAAGCAATTGAAATGAAAGAACGCATTACGCAATCTGCAATTATGATGGGTATGCCACCAGGCACTGATATGAATATCATCTTGAACAATATGTCCAAGATGCTTGAAGTAATGAAAGAACAGATTGACAAAACTGGTTCTGACAAGTAGAATAACGAAGTACCAAAAGCCAAATCCAATTAATCCGAGGTATACAAATGTCTTTTTCTGATCTCAAAAAACAATCCAAACTGGGTTCCCTCACTTCCAAACTGGTAAAGGAAGTTGAGAAGATGAGCACTACTTCTGGTGGTGCTGATGAGCGTCTCTGGAAACCCGAGATGGATAAAACTGGTAACGGATTCGCAGTGATTCGTTTCCTGCCCGCCCCTGAAGGTGAAGAACTTCCCTGGGCAAAGATGTATTCTCACGCTTTCCAAGGTCCTGGTGGTTGGTATATTGAGAACTCTCTCACCACCATTGGAGGTAAAGATCCTCTTGGTGAATACAACCGCGAACTGTGGAACACTGGCACTGAATCAAATAAAGAAACTGTCCGTAAGCAGAAGCGTAAACTGTCTTACTACTCCAACATCTATGTTGTAAAGGATCCCGTAAATCCTGCAAATGAAGGTAAAGTCTTCCTGTTTAAGTATGGTAAGAAAATCTTTGATAAGGTTATGGAAGCTATGCAACCTGAGTTTGAAGATGAGACTCCTATCAATCCCTTTGACTTCTGGCAAGGTGCAAACTTCAAACTGAAGATTGTCAAGAAAGATGGTTACTGGAACTATGATAAGTCTGAGTTTGGTCCTGTAGAACCCCTACTGGATGACGATGATGCTCTGGAAGCACTTTGGAAGAAAGAGTATTCTCTTGCTGCAGTAACTGCTCCTGACCAATTCAAGTCTTATGAAGATCTTGAGCGTCGTCTGAAGATGGTTCTGGGTCAGAAAGTTGCTCCTGCACAGTCTCGTGCTGTTGTTGAGCAAGAGGATGATTACGAGTCCTATTCAGTAACTCCTACTGCAGAAAGTCGTGTCGTAGAAGAACTGGAGCAGTCCTATGCTCGTTCTAAGTCTCCTTCACTTCCTGTAGTTACTAAGGAAGTTGATGATGATGAAGATGATGCTCTTTCCTATTTCCAAAAATTGGCGGAAGAGTGATTAACTAGTTAAACGGATATTATCTGCTCTCTTAAGGGTCTCGCTAACATACTGCGAAGACCCTTTTTTGTATTGCATATTATCATTCATATCATCAAGAATAATATTTAAGTACGTAGATTTGAGAAGGTAGATATTTCTTTTATCATTATTCAATCTTTCTTCATACTCATAATTGGTGACAGGCACTGCAATATTTCCACTATCAACTTGATTGTCAATAAAGTAATCATAATAACTTACTGAATAGTCTGAAGAGACTTGGAGACCTGCAGGAACAATGACTACTCCTTGACTATTTTTTACTTCGGTTGTTTCGTAGTGATGTATTCCATTGTAGACTGAATTATAAACATCTTCTTCAGTATAATCATCTTGTTGCATATACTTGTTAAAAAGACAATCATCAAATGAATTTTGTGTTAATGGCCATTCTGATTGAATATTTACAATATTATTTGATAGAAGAACTACCCAATCTAATGTTGAATCTCCATAGACTTCAAATGCAACATTATCAGGTCTGTTATCTCCAAGAATCTTGTATTTCTCAAAGAATGCTAAGTTCTGAAAAATATCTTCTCTTAATTTTCCTTTCTTGAAAAGATTTTTTACTTGAATATAGTCTCCTATCTTAGCATTTGGAAGTCTGCTAACATAATCAAGATTTGGAACTTGACGGAAATATGGATTTGCCATTTTAGTAACCTATGTTTGAATCTGATTTACCATTATCAGCGTCAGTGTAATCATCATTAAAGATTGGCTCAAGTTCTTGGAATTGTAATTGCATCTCATAAGAAGTCATTGATTTTTCAGTAGCATAAGTCATGTACTGTCCATCAGGAGTGTAATTAACATTGCATTGAGTTAATGCACACTCCTTAAATTTATTTAAGTATGGGTGTGAATTTTGACCACTAGTTAGGTATTCTATACCAAAAGTATTTGGTGCTCTTAGAAGAAGAATGGATTGACTTCTTTGAACTGACATTGCCTGTTTGAAGTATCTGATAATAGTTCTAACTATCTTTGCTTCACTTTCACTTCTTGGTGATAACCTAAATGAGAAACTAAAGGTTCTCAATGATGGTCCACTGAATAATAGTTCTGAGTTTGGGTTTAAGACCTGCCCATATGCTCTTGAAAGAACATTTGTATTGGTTACTGCTTGGGCAGTTTTTACTGCAACGATTGATGCAAGAGTTTTTGAATCAGTATCACTCAATGCACCAAGTGTTTCTTTTGCCGATGCAACACCCGCATCTTTGCCCTTAGAGACAAATTGTGTAATGAAGTCTGAAATTCCTGCAGTTGCAAGATCTAGATCATCTTTTTGCCAATCGGCAGTATTCGAATCACTAATTCCTGCAGGGACGGGAAGAACAATTGTTCCTATTGGAGTTTTTTTGTTTAGTCTTCTTCTCTCTCTATTTTCTACAAGACCCAATCCCCTTGGATCATATTTAAATATGCTAAATTTTATACAATCTTGGTGTTCTAATTGAAGATTTTCTGGATATTTTAATATAGTTGTTCCATTGTAATTTTCTCTTGTTCCTTCCGCAGGACCTTTATTAACTTCGTTCTCTGTCTCCTCAAAGTTTTTTGATTGTTCATCTTTTTTCGGCAATTCCGCAACATTTCCAACTCCCAATTGTTCTTGTTGAGGTTTGCTTGCTTCTGCTTTTTGTGCAGATGTTTGCCCAGCTTGTCTAGATCCTGTATATAATGATCCTCCAGGTTTTAATGCTTTAATTTGTTCTGCTGTTAAAATTTCCTGTTTAAGTGGAACTAGATTAGATTTTCCACCAGAAGAGGGATCGTACCAATTTCTTCCACCATCAAAAGAAACTGCAAGAGCCCTTTCTGTTTTTCCACTTCTTGCAGTTACAGTATCTTGTAATGTCAATTTTGACGCAATAATATTACCATCTTTATCTACATTCGCATCAGTTTTTACTGTGTAATTGGTTACAGTATTTCCAACTTTTACTCGAAAGGGGTCGCTTGTATATCCTTTGGCACCAGGAGAAGAACCATCTTTAAAACTATAACTCGTTGCTGGCATTAAGATACCTCCCCAGAAGAGAGGATGTTTAGAATATGTTGTCTTATTGTTCTAAACATTGACACATAGTTTTTATTTATTTAGACGAAATTTTGCATAAGGTATTGAGAGTAATTCATCAAGTTCTTCATATTTAACAACATGAAGTTTTCCTGCAATTTCTTCCCAAGTATAGTTTCTAGATTTTCTCCAATGAAAATTGATTGCCTTAAATCCCCATTTTTGTAACTCCATGCAGGCAATTAGTGGGTGCTGGTCATATCTAATATTTGGTGTTTTTGGATTGTATATAAAGGTATAGAATTTTCCTGGTTCTGGATATAAAACTTCTTCCTTAAGAACATCCATGATGATGAGCATTAAGTCTTCTGGATCTTTTGTATTTGCTTTATCAATTCTTTTTTTAAGTTCTCTGACTCTTGGAGTAGATCCAACATACTGTCCAAATCCTTGTGCCATTACTTGATGCCTAATTCGTTTTCGGTTATCACCTTAAACTCCAATCTCCTATCTTCGCACCATTCAACTGCAGCTTTCCACTTTGCCTGGTTGACTGCATATGTTTTTGCTTCATAAAGATATGATTTAGTCACTCTTGTTTTTTTCTTTGGAGGTTCCGTTTGTCTTTTTGGTTTGACTTCAATCACATATGTTTTAATCTGTCCAGTACTTTCTTTTACTTTAATTATAAAGTCTGGAAAATATCTATGAACCCTATTATCAACTGGAGAAAGATATGGAATCCAAAATTCTTCACTTCCCCATTCAATAATATTTTCGTTTAAATCGCACCAATGACAAAATCGTCTTTCCCAACTACTTCTGCATATGATATTATTAGGATCACCTTTATACTTTTGTGGAAATGATGGTTTGTATTTGCTTTTAATACTTTCTGCCATTATCCTTACTACATAATATAACGGATCAAAAAGTATTTATAGATGCCTACTAATAGGACAGTAGACCAAATTAAGGCAAACCTTCTACAACCTGCTCTTACCTCTCATTTTGAGGTAAGTATTCCAAGACCTGGTGGATTAACGTCAGATTATTTGTCGAGTAATGGAGTCAAGTATGATCAAATCAAATTAAATTTATTGTGTTCTGAGGCTTCTCTTCCTGGGTCAAGTCTAGCAACTCACGAAATCAATAATGATTTTACAGGAGTAACTGAAAGACATGTATATAGAAGATTATATGATGATAGAATTGATTTAAGTTTTTATGTTGATGCAGAAAATTATCTTCCTATCAGATACTTTGAAACCTGGATGAAATATATTGTTGGGGAAAATATTTCAGAAAAAGAAGGTGGTAGAGTGGGAACAACTGGTAGTAATTATTTTTATAGAATGAACTATCCTGAGGGAACTGGTGGAAAAAATCCAAGTGGTGGATATGTTGCTGATGGAATGAAAGTTACAAAATTTGAAAGAACTGGTAAAAACTCAAACTATACTGGTGGGTCTTTGGAGTATACTTTTGTAAAAGTATTCCCTATCAGTGTTTCTTCAATACCTGTATCTTACGATACTGCTTCCTTATTAAAATGTACAGTTTCTCTTACATATCTTAGATATGTTGTAAATCCTGTCATTACCCCAAATACTAATGTAAATGGATCAAGTCCACAACAACTTGCGGCAGCAAATAGTTTAATATTCAATCAATCTGTATTTACAAATCCACAGATTATTCCAAACCAAACAATTGGTGGAGTTTCTTTGTCAGCATCTCAGTTATCTGGAAATTCTATTAATTTGCAACAGGCAGCAAATCTTAATCTTTGATTTTGAGAATAAATAATCATACCTGAAATTTTCTATAGGACATTATGCCTTTACCAAAGATTAGTACGCCAATTTATCAACTTGAATTGCCATCAACAGGGGAAACAGTTCAATACAGACCATTTCTAGTAAAAGAAGAAAAGGTACTAGTAATTGCTTTAGAGAGTGAAGATACTAAGCAAATTACTACTGCTATTAAGACAGTAATTAAAAATTGCATTATCACAAAAGGTGTTAAGGTAGAATCTCTTCCTACTTTTGATATTGAATATTTGTTCTTAAATATTCGTGGAAAGTCGGTAGGAGAAGAAATCGAAGTTAATGTTATTTGTCCTGACGACGAAGAAACTAATGTTGCCGTCAGTATCAATCTAGACGACATTAAAGTTCAAAAGGAAGAAACTCATACAAATAAAATTAAAGTAGATCCTACTATTATAATGGAAATGAAGTATCCTTCATTGGATCAATTTATTAAGACTAATTTTGATTTTAAAAATGATAATGCAATGGATCAATCATTTGAATTGATTGCATCTTGTATTGATAAAATTTATACTGAAGATGAAGTGTGGGCAGCATCTGATGTAACTAAAAAAGAACTTCTTGAATTTTTAGAGCAGATGAATTCTGCTCAGTTCAAAGAAATTGAAAAATTCTTTGAAACAATGCCAAGACTTTCTCATAAAATTACAGTTACAAATCCAAAAACTAAAGTAGAGAGTGAAGTAGTTCTAGAAGGGTTAGCATCTTTTTTCGCATAGCACTGGTCCATATGGACCTTGAGAACTACTTCAGACTTAACTTTGCTTTAATGCAGTATCATAAATACTCATTAACAGAGATTGAAAATATGATTCCTTGGGAAAGGGATGTTTATGTTGAATTATTGAAGCAACATCTGGAAGAAGAGAAACTCAAACAACAAGCAAATGGCGGTCAATCCTTCTAAAATTAGTTCTCTAGTTCTCTCTAATGGGAAGAAGGTATCTACTGAAAAAATTGATGAAAGGATTTTAGAACTGCTTGGTCTTCAGGATGAATATGAATTGTCCTATGATGAATATTCTGGACATTTAAAAGAAGCAATGGTTGCTTCCAGAATGTCTAAAACTAGATATTCAACCTTGGAAACAGAATTAATCACAAATGAATGGAAGAGAGTAAAATCAAAGAAAGGTAGATTTAAACCAAAAAAAATTAGTGTAGAAAGTTTTAAAAAAGGAAGTGCTGTAGGAATCCAATTAGGAAAACAAAAATTACTTAAGGGAATATCAACTAAAAGATTGGCATTGCCTTCAGCGATTGATAATATGTCTGGGGCAAATGATATTAATAATATTAAAAATGCTCTATCTCAAATCATTGCCAATTTAACAGAACAGAATAAAATTCAGAAAAAGATATTAGAAAGAGAAAGAATACAGAGTGAAAAGGAAAAAAGAGCAGGAGCAGAAGCACTTTTAGAAAAAGGATTTACTAAGGCACTTGGTGCAGCACAAAAGATGTTGGCACCTATCAAGTCATTACTTGATAAAATTATTGATGCAATCATTGCTATTTTTATTGGAAGGTCTATTGTAAAACTAATTGAATGGTTTGGTAATAAAGATAATCAAGAAAAAGTCAAGAGCATCTTTAAGTTTCTTGGTGAACATTGGCCAAAACTACTTGCACTGTATCTAAGATTTGGAACAGGTCTTGGTAAATTTATTGGAGGTTTATCTTCACTTCTAATCAGGGGAACTTTAAGACTTGTTCAAGCAGCAGCAGGATTGGCAGCAAGAGCAGGATTGAGAGGTGCTGGTAAGGTTGCAGGATTCCTTGGCGGTAGAGGTGGGAAACTATTAGGTGCTGGATTAGAAATTGGTACAGCAGTTGCCGGTACTATGGCACTGAGTAAAGGCATTGAAGATTTTGGTGGAGTTAAATTTGCTGGTGGTGGACTTGCAAACTTTAAAAAATTATTTGGATTTTTTGGTGGTGGTACAAGACCTGGATACATCAGTGGACAAAAGGGTGTAGATAAAATTCCCGCAATGTTGAGTGATGGTGAATTTGTTATGTCGCGTGGTGCTGTCCAGAAGTACGGTACAAGCACTTTAGAGGCAATGAATGCTTCTGGTGGAGGAACAAACAGACCAAGAATGATTACTGGAACAACTTATGCTGCAGGTGGTGGGCAGATTGGAACTCGTAGTGTTGATCCTCCATTGGGCGGAAATGAAAAAATTGCATACAATCAACTCAAATTAAATTTCCCATCAGCAAAACCTTATCATATTGCTGCTGCTCTTGGCAATTTCTCAATTGAGGCACCTGGATTAAAACCAAATACTGCTCAAGACGGTGGAGGTCCTGGTAGAGGAGTGGCACAATGGGAAACTCCTGGAAGATGGGATACTGCAGTAAAGAGATATGGTCCTGGAGTTTTTAATAACCTGAAGCAACAAATGGATTATGTTAAGTATGAAATGGATACTGGCAATCCAGACTCTCAAGGAAGACCTCAACTTCCTTGGGGAAGAGAAACGAAGAGTGCTTGGTTAGGTTCAAAAAATTTAAGTGAAGCAACCAAGAATTTTATGCTTGGATATGAAGCACCAAGCGTACCGCACGAATCTGCAAGAATGGCAGCGGCTAAAAGAATATTAAATTCAAGTTCATCTGCAAATATTGCATCAAAACCAAAACCAAAAGGTCAGCAACCAAATATTCTGCAGAAAGTTGGAACTGGTATTGCATCTATGTTTGGATTAAATCAACCAGCAAAAGCAGAACCAGTTTCCAAACCTAAACCAAGATTTGCAGGTGGACTTTCTCCAGATTCTTCTCAGAGAAAGTCATCATCAATTCCAACAATGACTTTCTCTGCTTCAAAATCTAGATCATCTCAAAGAAATATTTCTGCACCAACTAATTTTATGCCAGAAATAGTTTATGAAGTTGCTGTTCCAAGTTCAACAAAACCATCTGTAGGTGGTCTTGGTGGTTCTCCTCAAGTACCATCATTTAGTAATGTTCATGCATCTAATAATGCAGTCAGAAATGCAAAGATATATGGAGTAAGATAAGTAAATGGAACCAAAAGCACTAGCACCTGCAAAAATCAATCCAACAAAACTTCTAGGTGGTTCCTCCTTTGCAATTAAAAAAATTAGTGTATCAAACAATATTGGACCTCAAAAAGGTGATTTGGTAGTTATTAAAACTCAAGTTATAGAAGTAAAAAACTTGATCAAAAGTTCTACTTTATTAAAGCAAGTAGAAATAACCAAAAAAAGAAAACAAGAAGAGAGGGATAAATTTTCAAAAAAAGAAGCAGAACTTGAAACAAAAAAAGAACAACCAGGAACAGAAAAAGTTAAAGTTCCTGGGGTTCCCAAATTGGGATTTTTAGAAAGAATTAAAAATATTATCTTCGCAGTTTTACTTGGAAGATTTGTTGTTAAGATGCTTCCAAATCTTCCAAAGTTACTTGGAGTAGTAAAAGTAGTTAGTACTGGTGTTGAATTTGCTGCAGATTTTTCTGTAGGATTGATTGATGCACTGGGAACTTTTATTCAAAAAACAGATGAAGCATCAAAACAAACTCGTGGATTTCTAAAGACCGTGGGTGGGGATAATGCAGTTAAAATTTTTGATGGATTTAATAATGCTGTTAATGCAGTTATTATTGCTGCAATTGCCGCAACACAATTACCCTCATTTGATAGGCCTAAAACTGAACCATCTGGCGGTGTTCCCTCATCAGGATCTGGTCAAACAGCATCAAGATTCGGCAAAAGAACATTAATAAGAACACTTGGTAGGGGCGGTGCAAAAGTAGCACTCAGGGCCGCAAGACCACTTTTAAAAGCAATTCCTATAATTGGAGGTCTTATTGATTTTGCAATAAATTATTTTATTTTTAAAGAACCACTTGGAAGAGCAGCATTTAAATCTATTGGTGCTACACTTGGAGCGGTTCTTGGTGTAACACTTGGTTCTGCAATTCCTTTCTTTGGAAATATTGTTGGTGGTATTGCCGGTGGTAGTGTTGGTGATTGGTTAGGTGGACTTTTATACGATACTTTTTTTGGAAATAAAACCCCACAAAAACCAAAAGTTCAAGGTCGTGCTCAAGGTGGAGCAATAACAAGAGGTGGAAAGTTTACTGGTGGTCCTGCAAAAAGAGGAGTTTCCAAAACTAAAAAGAGAGGAGTAACTGCACAACCAACAAAATTAAAACCAGGTGCTGACATTGGTGGTCAAAAAAATGTTGAAAAAGTTTTTCCATCTCCTCAAGGTAAAGATAAAAATAAGCAAGTAAATCCTCTTGGATATATTAAAAAATCCAATGAAAAAATTAAGAATGCACCATTCTTTGGAGCACTATTATCTCTCAGGGACAAGGCATTAGTTGGTCAAAAACCAACACCATTAGACTATAGTATTGCTGCACAAGGACTTAATGCCTGGATGAATATGACATTCAGTTCTGGTGTATTGAGAGGTGGTGCATTTGCTAGTGGTGGTGAAGTAAATGCCGATATGTTTTTACGGGGTGAAGACTTAACTCAAGTAATTGCCAAGTCTCTGCAAGATAATATTTCATCACAACTTGAAGGAAGTATCCAAGATTTGATGAAGCAGATGATGCTAAAACCTGCTGAAGGTGAAAAGAAAGAAAATGTTCCATCTACCACTCCAGATGTTGGTGGACAATATTCTCCAGAAGGACTTCAGGGCGAAATATATCAATACCTTCTCTCAAAGGGAATGAGTGACACTCATGCATTAGGTCTTATGGCAAACATATCCAGAGAAAGTGGATTTAGACCTGGAGTTTCTGAAGCTGGAGGACCTGGAGTTGGTCTATTCCAATATTCAAGTGGTGGAAGAAAAGATGCTTTCCTAAAGGCAGTTCCTGATTATGCAACAAACTGGAAGGGGCAAATAGATTATGCACTGAGAGAACCGGGTGAACCTGGACAACAATATCTCTCTACAAAATTTTCTTCTCCACAAGAAGCAGCAGATTGGTTTATGAGAAAATGGGAAAGACCTGCAGAATATATTCAAAATACAGAAGGTCCAAGAATACACAGAGAATATCTTGCTAGTTTGGAAAAATATAAAACTAAGAGTGGTTATAATATTCCAACCGGTGTTGCTCTTGGTGCTGGTGCAGGAAATCTTTCTGTAGTAAAAAGTCTTGCTGAAAGTATGGGAGTTCCTTTATATTCTCATGTAAGGAAAGATAATCCGGATAGTTATCATTATGATGGAAGAGCAATGGATTTTTCAAATGACAGTGTTGGTAATGGAACACCACAACAACTTTCTCTGGCTAAAGAACTAATCAAGAGATATGGTGCCACAGCAAAAGAAATTTTTTATACTCCACTTGGATTTAGTATAAAGGATGGAAAGAAAGTTCCTCCAATTGCTGCTAGCACACACTACAATCATGTCCACGTAGCATTCTTTGGTGGTGGTTCGACTGGAAAGGGTGGAATTGTAAGAACACACCCCGGCGAATATATTATTGATAAAGATTCTGTAGATGCTTTTGGAATTGATTTCTTTGATATAATCAACCAAACTGAAAGTGTTGCACAAAGAAAAAATTCAGCAAAACAACTGATGAGTATTCTTCAGTTCTATGCAGGATATGAGGCAGGTGGAAGACAAAGAATTAAAGTCAAAGTTCCTGCACCACAAGTATCATATGTTCCTGTACCAGTTCCTGTTGGTGGTGGAATGCTGCCAGGAGGGTCTTCTGCAGTAGATTCTGATTATGATTCAACTTATATGGGCCATTAAATAGTGTAGGAAATAAAGTCTTATGAATAATCAAGTATTAACTACAAGAGACGTTAGAAGTATTGATGTTCCAACCATCAATGTGATTTCAAATGATCAAAAAACAAATGCAGATATTAGAGATGTTTGGACTGACATCTACTACTATGAAAGTGTCTTGCAGGAAACGATCAGAGCATCTGTAATGTATGTTGATGCTGGTACATCTATTGAAAAGGATGGCAAACAAAAGACAATTCTTGAGGGATTGCCTATTGTTGGACAAGAAAAAGTATCTTTGGCAATAAAAGATGCTAATAATGTTGAATTAAAACTAACTTTGTATGTTAATAAAATAACCCCAGTAAAACAAGACACCACAAAGTCTTTTGTAGGACTTGATTTAATTTCTAAAGAAGGAATCTTAAATCATCAAATAAGAATTAATACTAGATTTGATGGAAAAATATCTGATCATATTTCAAGAATTTTGACTGATTCAAAATATTTGAACACTCAAAAAAATATTGATATTGAAGAAACTAATAATACTTATAATTTTATAGGCAATAATAAGAAACCTTTTTATGCTGCCATCTGGTTGTCAAAAAAAGCAGTACCAAAAGGAATTCAACCAGGAAATACTGCAGGTTATTTTTTCTATGAGACATCTGATGGATTTAAATTCAAATCTGTTGATAATCTTTTATCTACTACAGATTCAAAAACTGGTAATAAAAAGGACATTAAAAGTTTAATTTACAATCAGACTCCAGATGGTTCTGGGCAAAATATTCCACCTGGATATAGTGCAAAAATATTGGAGCATAATGTTGATGACGTAAGTGGAAATGTTCAAACAAAACTTGAAATAGGAACATACTCAACAAAAACAATACTGTTTGATCCATTTAACTGTTACTATGAGGTAGTGTTACCAAAAACTGAGATTACTGAAGGAAATCTTAAACTTGCTGGGAAAGAACTTCCAAAGTTTAATCCAGAGTTTAAAACCAATTTTACAAGAACTCAATATATGTTGATTGATACTGGTGCTCTTCCTACAGGTGATACAAAACAGCAAATAGAAAAATCAAAATTAAAAAACTTTGACCCCAAAAATATCTTGAATCAATCGACAATGAGATATAATCAGTTGTTTAGTACAAGAACAACGATTACAATAGTTGCTGATTTTAGTTTGCACGCAGGAGATTTGGTTTTCATTGATGCTGGTGTTCCTGGACAAGAGTTAGGAACTCTTCATAGTGGTTCATATCTTATTGCAGATTTATGTCATTATATTAATAAGGCTCAGGGTGGGTATACAAAACTTACATTAGTAAGGGATTCTGTAGGTAAAAAGGGATCTCCAACTTATAATGCAATTTAAGTTTGTTAAATAGTAGTACAATACAATCACTAAAATGGATAGTGTAGAAAAGCATATAGAGTATGATAAAAAACTTCTTGACGATCCTTTAATTTCTCCACAATCTCGTCGTCATACTGAAGAGGAATTGGAAGCATTAGAAAAGTGGGTTAAGAACCATCCAGAAGATCATCACGATCCATCTTCTTTGGAACTTTATTGTGATTCAAATCCTGAAGCACTGGAATGTAGAGTATATGATTATTGATTATGTCTGAAGGAACATTATTTAATTCTGGATTTTTGGGTGCAGATTTCAATTGGTGGATTGGCCAAATTGCTGAGGATTCCACTTGGAGAGATAATATTCTTCCTGGAAAGTTTGAAAATAAAGATCAAATTGTTGGGTGGGGTCGTAGGTATAAAGTAAGAATCATTGGTCTTCACGACCAAGAGAGTACCATACTTCCTTCGGAACAACTTCCTTGGGCACAGGTAATGTATCCTGTGACTGCTGGTGGTGGTCAGTCAGGTTCTTCTGCAACTTCTGCATTAAGACAAGGAAATTTTGTATTTGGATTTTTCTTGGATGGACCTGACCAACAAGTTCCAGTTATTATGGGAGTTCTTGGTAACAACGCCCAAACTCAACTTGGTGTTAAAACTGGCGATAAGGGATTTGTTCCTTTAACTGGATATAATCGTGTAGATGATCCTAATCCTGATCCAAACATTTCAGTTGCAGATAAAAATCTTGCAATTACTAAACCAAAAGGTTCTGAACAATCACAGGAATGTTCGCCCATAGTATCTGGGGTTACTCTGGATAAGTATGGACTTCCGTATGGAAAAGCAACGAAAGCACAGTTGCAAGATATTCAAAGTGCATCTGCGGAAGCAAACGCAAGAAATTTAACTGGTAATGCTTTTGATGAGTTTGTCAAGAATGCGGTTCAAAACGGAATCAAAAATCGTTGTGAGCAGGCAAACTCTTCAACATCTTCAGCAAGACCTGGAGCAACAATAGAGCAACCCGATAATCCTCATCAACAAAGTGTTGCTGACGTAAAGAAGAATGATCTTTATCATAGAAAGGTTGTTCTAATGTCGCCTTGTGATGTTACAAATTCTGCATTAAAAGCAATGCAAGTTGTGATTGAAAATCTAACAAATGATATTAATAAAAAATTAAATGCTTTAGTAAGTTATATCGATGCTGCTACTGATATCCTTTCACAAATTCAAACATTAATTTCAAATGCTGCTTGCGAAATTGCAAAGTATATGAAAACAATCTTTGATAAAATTATGGAATATGTTTTGAAGAAAATTAATAAAGCAATGTCTCCAACTGTCAGTTTGATGTATCCAAATCAGAGACATAGGTACTTAGACATCAAAGAAAAGATTACTCAATTAATATACTGCCTATATCAAAAAATTACTAATAACCTTTGTGCATTAATCCAAGGAATTCTTGATGGCGAACTCGATACAAAAACAATTCCACCAGAAACTTCTTCACCTACAACACCTATATGTTCTGTTGAATCTTTAACTGGTAAGGTAATTTCTGCAAATATGGATGCTATGAATCAGGGAATTGATGATGTCTTAGCAAGCATTAATGGATTCTTGGGCGATATTGTTGGGGAACTAAACGAAGTATCATCGGTAATAGGTAGCGTTAATGAATTGATTAATTCTATAAGTTCAAGTTTAACCTCCGCACTAAGTTTTCAAAATATAAGTATCTCTATTTTTGGGTGTGATATAACTCCAAATTGTGCAGCATCATCCTATTATACACTTCAAATTGGAAGTGGTGACGCTAAAGATTGTCAGATTCCCAAATTCCCGAATGTTGACTATCAGGCACAAATTTCCTTTAAGGCACCAAAAATTGGTAATGTTCAATTTGCAACTCCATCCACAAATGTTCAGGATGTAAATGTCCAATTAGGATGTTGATGATAAATAAGGTTAATGGAAAGACTTTGAAATATAATACTACTAAAAATGCCAAATAGTTTTAATACACCAATTAGTATAGATTCTATTAGAGTTGGATATGTTGATCCATCTCTTGGGTTTGTTGATGGCATTACAGTCTGTCAAGCAAATGATTATGCGTACAAAAATCCTGGAACAGTATTTGTTTTTAGGGATGGTAGCAATAATATTAAGTACTTAACTATTAATGAAGTTAATTTATTAACTACAAATGACATTGTATCTACAACAAGCACTTGTGGTGGATATCAAGAAATAAAAGAATGCGGTCCACCAAAGATTCAAATTTTTGGTGGCGGTGGAGTAGGTGCTGTAGGAAATCCAGTTGTAGGAGAAGATGGTGCGATTCTTGCAGTAGATTTGGTAAGCGGTGGATTTGGATATCAGTTCCCTCCAATTACTCAAGCAAAAGATGAATGTCAATATGGAACTGGTTCAGTATTAAGAGCAATTCTTGGCGAAACTGTAGAAGAATATGAAACCTTTGAGGGAGAAGAAGACTTTGAAGAATATGAATTATGTGAGGATACTGATGTTGGATATGGTATAAAATACGGACCCAATGGAGAAAATTTAGGTGATTGGGACCCAGATTCATACACAAGCACGGCAAAAGATCCCATTCAAAATGAGATTGAAAAGTATCAAGAGTCACTTACAAAATATAAAAATCCTTTTTGGACAACAAGAAAAAAACTACCAGTAAGAATTAGTTCTTTAGGCAAAGATTTTTCTTCTTATGAGGTGACATTTCCTACTTGGAATGACTTTATGAATTCTTATGCAATTTCTCCAGTTGCTCCTTCAAATGTTGCTGGTAGTGATTTTGCAGGAAGAATATTTACATTTGAATGGGAAGAAAATTTTCCGTATGATGGCGAATATGTTTTTAGAGGACTATGTGATAATCTTGCAAAACTGTATATTGATGGTGATTTAATCTCCGATTTAAAAGGATTTAATGATTCGGTGCAGCCAATTCAAAAAACATTAAAATCTGGTGTTTATCTTATTAGAATTGACTTATTGAATATTCCAATAACAACAAATACTTCAACAACAACTTCAGTCACTTCTAAAATAAATGCTAAATTTGCAAAGAGAGGAAATGATTTTTATCTCGATGTTACTGGAAGTGGCACTGGTGAAGTAGATTTATTAATGGAAATTGATGATTCATCTTATATTGCAGGACTTGCTGCGAGAGAAATTATTATTCCTTCGGATAAGGGCAAAGTAAAATTTACAAGGGCAACTGGCACACCTAAAGTAGAAAACATTAAGAAGACTATTAATGTTACTGGAGGTCAATCTTATGGTCCAATACAAATATTAGGAGCAACTATTGGAGTTGCAAAACCAACTGTAAATAGCAACAAAATTGCTTTATATGATGCTGCTGGAACTGATGAAAATATCAAGTTTCTTATTACAAATGTGAAAGGAAATGCAACCACAACTTCAATTAATACGTCAGCATCTACCGCAAGTGTTGCATCAATTACTACTCAGAATCCTAAAGATTATGTACTACCAGAAGCAAAAATTATTGAGAAGAAAGGTCAATATTATATTCAAGTTGGTGGAACAGGTGTAGTAAATATAACATTTAAAATGGATGTGAATGATGCCTACTATATTGCAGGAATAGCAGCATCAGAAATTAGAGTTCCTTCTGAAAGTGGTACTATTTCATTAAAAAGAAAGTCAACTGTAAGTATCAACGGACAATATTTTCCAAATGCATATGAAAAAGAAGAGACCATTAAAAAGTCTGGTAAATTTGCTGGAGGTAAAACTTATGGTCCTATTGAAATAATCAACCAAAATCCAACAGGTCTTCCTCCAAAACTATCTGGTTCAAAAAAACTTGAACTCAGAGATGCTGAAGGAGATGATGCAAATATTAAGTTTGAAATTGATAACGTAGAACCACAAAAATCTACAGTTTCAAATATTGCTACAGGTACAGTTGTATCATCAAAATCTTGGAATCAAAATCCAATGGGCATTTCAGTAACAATTGATGCTCCACCACAACCTGTTCCTCAAGAAAAACCTCCTGTACAAGAAGGTAGATGTCCACCAAATCCTATTTGGTCTACAAGATTTCCAAGTGCAAAGGAAAATTGGTATCCAGTTCGTTTTCCCAAATGGTCTAAATTTTTGAATAGATATGCACTATCTCCAGTAAAACCATTAGACACTCCTGGAAGTGATAGTGGTGGAATATCTTATTCAAATTCTTGGAATGTCAATGCTCCTTTTAGAGGATATTATAAGGTTCGTGGAGAGGTTGATGATATTGCAAAAATTTATGTTGATGGAAATTTAGTTCTGGATCTATCAAGAAGAGTTGGGAAAACTAGTGGTTCGGAAAAAGTTTTATTGGAAGAAGGTAATCATACGATAAAAGTTGAGGTTGAAAATTATTCTTCCGAATCTTTCTCAACAATAAATCAAAAAATCTTTAGTACTCTTGACTGGCAATCTCCTCTGGCATCTACATCTTCTAATATAAAGGCAAAGTTTATTCAGAAAGGAAAAGATTATTATTTGGATGTATCTGGATTTGGATCTGGCGAAATTTCTTTTGTGATGGATGTCAATGACGCACCTTACATCGCTGGTCTTGCTGCGAAGGAAGTTATTATTCCTTCAGACGGTGGTAAGTTAATGTTTACTAGAACTGGTATATCTCAAAGAGATTCTATTGCATATTTTAGTATCCCAAAAGAAGAGACCATTAAAAAGTCTGGTAAATTTACTGGAGGTAAAATTTATGGACCAATACAAATATTAGGTGCTACAGTTGGTGCAGGAACTCCAAAAGTTTTCAATAATAAGTTATCTCTATTTGATGCTGCTGGAACTGATGAAAATATCAAACTTGAAATTTCTAAAATAGAACAAACTGCAAAAAATTCAGTTACGTCAAGTTCTGTTTCTTCTGGTACATCAAAGGATGGTGTAATATATCAGGGTCCAGAAATTTTTCATCACATTCAAACCACAGGTGGTTCAACAGGTAAGGGCTGGGGAGACTTTATGAATAAGTATTCAGTCTCTCCAAAAGTATTTAAGAGTATATCCGAACCTGACGAAAGAATAAATGGAACGTTTACTTTAACTTGGAAAAACGTAAAATTTCCTGAAGATGGGGATTACAGAGTTAGATTTCAGGCAGATAATATTGGTGTTCTTAAAATTGGTGATAAACAAGTTCAAAAGACCACAGATTTTTATGGAGATCCTGCAACAATTCAAACAAATATAACTGCAGGAACATATGATATTGTAATTGAACTGACGAATATCAAAGATAGAACCAATAAGTTTTCAAATAATCCAACAGGAACTTCCTTGGTTATTGAAAAGGATATATCTGTAAGAGATAGTTCATCAAAATCTTGGACAGAAAATCCGATTGGAGTTTCTGCGGTTTTAATTTCTCCACCCTGTCCAAAGAAAATTAGTGGTAAGGGCGTAGTAGAAAAAATTATTATAGATGAACCTGGTAACGGATATCTTGCACCACAAGATCCTACAATTGGATATCCAGTTATTGTTAAATTGAAAGAAGTACTTGTTGATAATGGTGGAATCAATTATAATTGTGGTGGCGATCAACTTAAAATTACACCAGATAATGGTGCAAAATTGAGTTATACCTGCAATGCCTTTGGTGTTATTAATACAGTGACTGTTGATGATTCTGGCACACCTTTTACAAGTTACCCAAGAATCACTCTTCCATCAGAAACCGGAGTAAATGCAAAGTTTACACCAGTCTTTGAAGTAATAAGAGATCCTTTAGATCCGGCAATATCTCCAAATAATATTATTCAAGTTACTGATTTGGTTGGTCTCAAGCAAACTGGATATGTCGATGGTCGTGCATATTATGGTGCAGTATATTATGATGGAGGTGTTAAGTATGCGGGATACTATAAGACAATTGGTACACCAATTCGTGTCTATAATACTCTTCAGGAGAGTATTACTACTAAGGTAACTACTCCTGCAAGTGCAATTGAAAGATCTGGTACGGATGTTACAAGTAATGATCCACGTCTCAATATTCCAGGAACTCCAGAGAATCTAATTTAACTCTATTAAATAGTACTACATTGAATTCACATTTCTGATGGCAATTCCTCCAAATAGTAAACCAAATAATACGAGAGTAAATAACACTACATCAAAACAAAATTATACTGAAATTAGTTATGGAAATGACCATGGTTCAATTAACTTTGGTCATGTTTCGAAACAAGGGGATGTGACTGCTGACGTACAACTTCAAGCATCTGATGGTCGTCATCAAATCACTTTAGATAAAGATGGCCCAAGAAAAGGATGTACCTCAATAACATCTCCTGGTAATTTTCAAATTCAATGTGGTCTTGATAAGAATGAAGCAGAAGATACTCTGTTTATAAATGCTGTGAATGGTAATGTTTGTATCATTGCTAGTAATGGAAAACTGAGACTTCAGGGTACTGATATTGAATTAGTTGCAATTGGGGAGGGTGGAAGTAAAGGAAATATTCGTATGAATGCAAAAGGCGGTTCTATTGAAATGGACGCCAAAAAGGTCTTGATAAATGCCTCAAGTTTCTGTAAAATAGCATCTAGTGGAAAGGTTGAAGTTGCAGCAAATAGTTGCTTAAGTATGTACGGTTCAATAATTAGAGGAGTTACTGACGCTTGTGCAGTAAAAGATTCTAAAGTTGGTGGAAGAAGATTCCAAGTAAGTCAAGAAATTTTTTAAGGAGAAAATAAATGTCATCTTGTCAAGACGATGTTGCAGTTGGCGGTCAATTAATGGTAGGTGCAGGATTACCTCCTTCACTTGGAGTTGGTCCCTCTAAAATTAATGGTTCTGCATTTGTTGAAGGACCAATGCAGGTTGGTGCAGCTCAGCAATTTGGAAAAGTTGATGCAACTTTAATGGTTGGTCAAACTTTTAATTCTGAATCTAAGTCTCCACTATATTCTTTATGGGCAAGACTTTATTCAAGGTTTCAAAATTTTGTTCGCGTTGATGTTTTATTGAAATCAAAATACATAGAAGCAGAAACAATTTATTGCAAACACTTTTATTGTCCAGACAAACATTTCTTAATTGATCACCCTTCAGAACAAGGAAAGAAATTAATTTATGGATGTTTGGAAGGACCAGAGAATGGTGTTTATGTTCGAGGAAAAGTTTTAAATAGAGATTATATTGAACTTCCTCGTTATTGGAAAGATTTGGTGGATGAAACTACAATTACGGTTTCATTAACTCCGATTGGTTCTCATCAAGACGTTATTGTAAAAAGAATCGATGAGAGTAAGGTATACTTGCAAGCAAAACCTGGTATGCCAATTCATTGTTTTTATCATATTTTTGCTACAAGAAAAGATATTCCTAGATTAGAAGTAGAGGTTCAAGAATAATGGCAATTACATTCCAAAAATCAGGTTCCTTTACGGGACCAGGATTTGATTTTGAATATAGAGATAATGATGATTTTTCTTTACAATTTACTGACTTAACTTTTCCAGACGATGTTGGAATGATTCTTGTAAACACATTATCTTCTCCGAATGATTATGTGTATATGCATCTTGCAGGAACAAGCACTGCTAATGTAACGCTTGAAGCAAGTTATGGGAACATTCCTGTTTTCAATTTTAATGCAACACAAACTAATTTTAATGGCAATATTACTGCCACTGGAACAATATCTGCCCCTTCATTTGCAGGTGCTGCTTGGTCAAGTTTAGTTAGTGATGTAAATAGCAAAAAGTCTTTTGATATTTCTCATCCCTCAAAGGAAGGATATAGACTCAGATATATCTGCGTAGAAGGTCCAGAGGCAGAAGTTTATTTTAGGGGAAAACTTTCTAATGGAAATGTTATAGAACTTCCAGATTATTGGAAAGATTTGGTTGATATTGAAACTGTGGGCGTAACTCTAACCCCTATTGGGTGCTATCAAGAACTCTTCGTGGAAAAAATTGAGTGGGGGACCAAGATTATTGTAAAAAATAATGCAGGTGGTGCTGTTAATTGTTCTTATGTTGTCTATGGAGAAAGAAAGGATGTTGATAAGAATATTTCAGAATATCAAGGAACAAGTCCTGCCGATTATCCTGGTGACAATTCTCAATATGTGATTAATGGTATAAGGGCTTGACACGCCTCTCCAGGACCTGCTATGATACCTAGGTAATCACGAAACGAACCGAATGCAAGGCGAGTACCTGACCCGCTGTGTCGTAGACCCTATTAAGCGTACCGTGTATCTTTATTCTAGTGAAGGGACAGAAAAGCAAGTGTCCTGTGATACTGTTGATGAGTTTATGAATGTGCTAGAATTTGTTCGTTCAACACTTGATGAAAGTACTCTCTCATACGCAAATCCACTTTAAGTTTCATTTTTGGGGGTAAAAAAACCCGGTAAAAATTCTCACACGATACTTTTTTTAAAATGCGTCCAGAAACAAGAGAATCAATGGAAATGCTTTTCACAGCAAAGTGGAACATTCCAAAGGCAGCAGAAAACTGTAATCTTACAAATAAAGAAATGAAGATTACCTTTAATGAATACTGCCGTTTACATCCTGCTACTTATATGGTAGAATGTAGCAATCAACTCAGTCTTCTCTGAGTTTTTTATGCCCGTGTAGTCCAGCGGAAGAGACAAACGACTTAAAATCGTTCCAGCGTCAGTTCGAATCTGACCACGGGTATTAGAGGATATAAACTTCCTCTAAATAAACAAAAGTAGGAAAAGTTCCTATGAAGTACAGAATTGATGCCAGGTATTGTTGGTATAATCAAGGAGCACAAATTGTTCTGATGTACTTTATAAATCAAGTTCCTTTTACTTTTGACGAACTTCCAGACGACTCAATTTATGATCTGGAACTAATCAAATTAGCAGATACAGAAAGAAGATTTGAACCAGAGGATTTATACAGAACATCATTCTATTTGATTGATGAAGAGTGTCATCCAATGTTGTTTGAACTTGAACTGGAAAATCCAGAAATGTTGCCTGTTGATTAAATGCCCTTGTAGCTCAGTGGTAGAGCAACGGTTTTGTAAACCGTTGGTCGTCTGTTCGAATCAGATCGGGGGCTTTGAGTTCTTTATAACTCCAAAATGAACATTAATCTTTGGTATTGCGAGTCCATGAAACAATGGCGTTGGACTCTTACTGACAGTTCGCGTCCTATTCGCAGACAAGAATCAGGACAACAACCATTTCTTCGTGATGCTATGAATGATGTAGCAAATACTGTAGAATATATGTTAGAATGCAAACAAAATGAGTAATAATACTTAAATGAAATCGGATTTTTATATAGATAAAGTTGGAAAGGATGAAGTAAAAAACTTACTTTATACTCACCATTATCTAAAAGACAAATCCAAAGATTTTAAATCAGGTTTCAATTATGGACTTTACCGCAATTGTTTCACAGATGTCCTTAGGATTGGCAACTGCCTTGGTGTTTGCATTTTTACTGGTCTCCCAGTTCCAGAAATTGCCGTAGGTGCTTTTGGATTGAAGAGAGATGAGCAAGAAGGTTTATTTGAACTTTCCCGTCTCTGTATTCATCCAGAAGTTCAGAAAGAAGAATATAATATCACATCTTGGTTTGTAAGTAGATGTATTAAGAGGTTTAGAAAAGATGCCACGGTTCGTGCTGTTCTTAGTTACGCTGACTCTAATCACCACTCTGGAATTATATACAGAGCTTGTAATTTTCAGTACTACGGTTTAACTGACGCTAAAAAAGATTTCTACTATGCTGATGGAACTAAACATTCACGAGGTAGTGTCAAAGGTGCTGATGGTGAGTGGCGTGATAGGAGTCGTAAACATCGGTATCTTATGGTTTTCGACAAAAAACTTAAACAACAGTTGACTTGGAAAGAACAAGAATGGTATAATATTAAAGGCGATACTTAACCAAATCCCTTCCGTGTGCTTCAGAACCTCCCTTGTGGAGGTTTTGTTGTATGATAAATAATCCATAACGGAACTTATAATAAAATAAGATGGGTCTCTCTCGTTTAGATAATTTTCTAAAGTCTGTTCGTGGTACAATCATATATGTTGATCCAAACAGTCTTGATTCTACGGATAGTATTGAGAATCAAGGAAACTCACTGACTCGTCCATTTAAAACGATTCAAAGAGCACTAATTGAGGCATCAAGATTCTCTTACCAAAGAGGACTGAATAATGATAGATTTGGTAAAACAACAATTCTTCTATATCCAGGCGATCACGTTATAGATAATCGTCCAGGATGGATTCCTGATGGTTCAAATAATTTTAGACTTAGGAATGGTTCTACAAGTAATAATTTTCCTGCTTGGGATTTAACATCAAACTTTGATCTCACTACATCAGATAACGTACTTTATAAAATGAATAGTATTCATGGAGGAGTTATTATTCCTCGTGGTACTTCAATTGTTGGACTCGATTTAAGAAAGACTAAAATTCGTCCAAAGTATGTTCCCAATCCAACTAACGATAATATTGAAAGATCGACTATTTTCCGTGTAACCGGCGGATGTTATATATGGCAGTTTTCTTTATTTGATGCCGATCCAAATGGACAGTGCTATCTTGATTACACTGAAAATCTTTTTGTACCTAACTTCTCTCATCACAAATTATCTTGCTTTGAATATGCTGATGGAGTAAATGATGTAAATATTGATGATGTTTTTCAAACATATTCAACAGATCGTACTGACCTGGATATGTATTATGAGAAAGTTGGACTTGCATATGGACAATCATCTGGTCGTGCAATTGAACCAGATTATCCTTCATCTAGCATTGATATTCAACCCAAGATTGATGAATATCGTATTGTAGGTTCTACTGGAGCATCTGTTGGTATTTCAAGTATTATTTCTGGTAATGGAATTACTCCATCAAAAATAATTACAGTTACTACTGAATCTGGCGTATCTGGCCTTGATGTAGATACTCCATTCAGAATTTCTGGTATTATTGCAGAAGGTTATAACGGACAATTTGTTGTAACTGAAAAATTAAGTGACACTGTAATTAAATATCAAGTTCAAAATGCCCCATTGGTTGCTTTCCCATCATCAACTGGGTCAACTTTATCACTTACTTCCGATACTGTAACTTCAGCATCTCCATACATCTTTAACATCTCTTTACGTTCTGTTTATGGAATGTGCGGAGTTCTTGCTGATGGTGATAAGGCATCAGGATTTAAATCAATGGTTATTGCCCAATTCACGGGTATTGGATTGCAGAAAGATGATAATGCGTTTGTATTGTACAATTCATCTACGGGAACTTATGATGATACTACAGTTCCTGGAAATGAGACAATTAGTACAAATTCAAGAGCAATCTTTAAACCCACATATAGGAATTTCCATATTAAGGCAATTAATGATGCATTTGTTCAGAATGTTTCAATCTTTGCGATTGGTTATGCTGAACATTTTGCTGTAGAAAGTGGTGGTGACTTTTCAGTTACCAACTCAAACTCTAACTTTGGAGCAAAGGCACTTGTTGCTTCAGGTTTTAGAAGAAATGCATTTCCTCAAGATGATCTTGGTTATATCACTCATATTATTCCACCAAAAGAAATTCCAAAGGTTGAAACCGCAATTGAATTTAATTCAATTGACGTAAGTAAGACCGTTGGGGTTGCTTCAACAGGATATCTCTATCTTTATAATCAAACAAACTCTGATGTTGCACCAGAAAATGTTCTAGAAGGATATCGTATTGGTGCTAGAGAAAATGATACTCTAAAAGTTATAATTTCAGCAGGAAGCACTGCATCAGAATATAGTGCTCGTATTGTAATGCCTGGATCTCAGACAACTTCTGAGAAGAAATTCTATGTAAGTCGTAGTATTTCTGGTATTAATAATATTTCCAGCAATACACTTTCATTAACACAAAATCATACATTTATAAATGGAGAATCAGTTCGCATATTGAGTGATAATGGACAACTTCCTGATGGTTTGTTGCCAAATACAGTTTATTATGCAATTACGAGTAGTAATGCAAGCAGTGGACTTACAACAACTACGCAACTGAAACTTGCAAAAACTCAAAACGATGCCATCAGTGCAAGTGAGATTTTAATTAACAACAAAGGTGGTATTTTAAGTGTTGTAAGTAGAGTATCTGATAAGAATTCTGGGGACATTGGACACCCAGTTCAGTTTGATTATAGTAATTCGCAATGGTATATTCAGGTATCAAACAGTGAAACTGATAATAAGATTTATCCAGCAATCGTAAGTTTTGGTTCAACTATTCTTGGTGCAGCAACTCCTAGAACATATATCAATCGTAAGCAAGATTCAAGAAATGCAAATGATACGATTTATCGTCTAAGATATGTAATTCCCGCATCTTCTGGATTGTATGCAAGACCACCAAGTGATGGATTTGTTATTCAAGAATCTAATACCACTATTGGAGCAACTAGCGGAGAAATTCAAACTTATTTTGGTGCTGGTTCTATTTCAAATGTAAATCAGCAAAGAAACTTTAGATTCGTTGCTGATGCCCAGTGGCAAGCAGGTATTGCATATATCACTACAGAACTTCCTCATAATTTATCAGTAGGATCTGAAGTCACATTTTTTAATATTAAAAGTTCAAATAATGTAATTGGTGCAAGTAATTCTGGATATAATGGAACTTATGTAGTAAGTACAATTACAAATGCTAAAGTATTTACATTTGCTTTAGACACTGATCCAGGTGCATTAACAAATGATATTTCAGCAAGAGATTCTTCTCTTCCATATTTTAAAAGAAGTAAGTATAAGAATACCTATTATAATCTCAAAACTCAAGAAGCACAAAAATATATTGCAGGGCAACAAGATGGTGTCTATTACTTAACTGTTCTAAATTCCTCCAATTCCCCAAGTGTTGATCCTTTTACTGAGGAAAAATATTCTCAACCAGTAAAAGAACTTTATCCGCAAACAAATCGTGATAATCCAGAATCAGATCCAGATGAGACTCAATCGTTTGCATCTTCATCAGTAATTGGTGAAGTTGTAGTTAATGATGTCCGTAAGAGTATTACAAAAGAAACAATCTCCAAAGTTCTATCGGATAGTAATGTAGGCATTGCTATTACAGATATTACTTCAACAGATGCATCTACACATACTGTACATACTGCTATTGATCATGGATTAAATCGTATCACACAAGTCAGTATTACTAATGCTGGATCTGGATATGGGTATGGAAGTGCTACAAGTTTATATAATGCAAGTCTTGTTGGATTTGCTGGATCTGCTACAGGTGCCTTCGCTACTGCCAAAATATCAGTAGATGGATCAGGATCTATTTCTGATATTGTAATCATGGATGGTGGGTCTTCTTATGGAATTGGAAATACTCTTTCTGTTGTAGGTGTTGCAACAACCACAGGATATTCTCCGGCAGTAGTAACAGTTACTCAAATCTATAATAATGTTGGAGATACTATCAGAATTTCTGGAGTATCCTCCGAAGGTTATTCTACATTTAATGATCTTTATAGAATTACAAATGTTACTGTTGGAGCTGGGTATAGATTTGCAGTTTCTTCTGCATCTTCAATTTCAGTTGGTTCAACACTTGGTATTGGAACGCAATTTACATTAAATGCATTTGCTGACCTAACTGGAGAAGCAATTAGAGTTAGTTCATTGGCATATGATAATAATTCTGGAATTGCAACTATTACAACTTCTAACCGTCATGGGTTAAAGGTTGATAATAAGATTCGTTTAATAGGATCTACTGAAGAAATATATAACGGAGATTTTGTTGTCAAAGAAAATCTCAATCTAAATTCATTCTCCGTTACGATTGGTGTTGGAACATTTTCTCCTTCAGCAGCAGGAACTCTTTATGCATATCGCGAAGGTGTAACATCAAATGGTGGTACAATTACAGTTGATAATGAAAATTTAAATGGCAGAATGATTCCAACTTATGCTGGAATTACAACTACTTTATCAGCACTTATTCCAGATGCACTTACGGACCAGATTAACATTCAAAATATTGAAAATCTTGATATTAAAATTGGTGATTATTTGGTAATTGACGAAGAAATCGTGAGAGTAAAAACAACTATTCCAAGTACTCCAACAAATCCAATTTATGTTTTCCGTGGAGTTCTTGGAACAAAAGCAGTTAGTCATTCAGTCAACTCTGTTGTAAGAAGAATTTATGCCAATCCAATTGAGTTCCGTAGGCATTCAATCATTCGTGCATCTGGTCATACATTTGAATATGTTGGATTTGGTCCTGGTAACTATTCAACTGCATTCCCAGATAAACAAGATCGTCAGATTTCTTCAATAGAGGAACTCCTTGCACAATCAACCAGAAAAGATGGTGGTATTAACTTCTATACTGGTATGAATGATAAGGGTATTTCATACTCAGGAAATAAGAGATTGAGTTCAGTTACAGGTCAAGAAGAAATCTTTGATACTCCTGTCCAAACTGTAACTGGTGAAGATATTGGAGGACTTCCTGGATTAAATGTTATTACTCCAGTTCAAGGAACATTTAGTCGTTCAATTCGTGTTGATGGTGGTAGTGATGGCAAATCAATTTCTGAGTTTAATGGACCTGTTGTATTTGGAAATAAGATAACATCAACTTCCAATAAAGGTATTGAAGCATTCTCGCTGTTCTTGCAGGGCGATGCTACAGTTTCTAGAAAATATACCGTTGGAGTTACTACACCAATACTTTCGGGTAATCCTGGAGATGTAATTTACTATCAAAATCCAACGAAGGGTGGATATCTTGGATGGGTTTATACTACTGACAATGAATGGTATCGTTTTGGTGCTGTCAGCCTTTCCAAAGATTTAAATATTGCTCTCTTTGATCAGGTTGGTATTGCAACCACAAGTCCCGGTTCCAATCTTCTTCAGGTTGGTGGTGGATCTTCAATTGTTTCCATTAATTCAAGTGGTGGTGTTGGCATTGGAACCAGTGCAAATCAATTTAAACTTCAGATAAATGGCAGTACAAATTTCATCGGCACTTGCTACGGTTCTTACTTCTCTGGCGATGGAAGTGGATTAACAAATATAAATGTAAGTGCTGCCGGGTGGTCTCAAATTAGTGGTGGAATTTATAATACATTATTGGGTACTGTTGGTATTGGTACATCAGTTCCTAGATTTAATCTTGAAGTTGGTCCTGTTGGAACATCTGCAACGACACTTTATGTTAATGGAGAGGCAGTATTTGCTGGAATTATCACCGCAAATAATGTATTTGTAAGCGGAATGCTAACCGCAACGGCATTTGATCTAAAGTCAACATCGGGTCAAATTAGAGCAGGTATTGTTACTACAACAAATCTTATAGTTGGTAGTGCTGGAACTACGCTCACAACTAATGGTCCATTAATTGGTATTGGAACAGCAGTACCAAGAGCAAAACTTGACATTGAGGGGCATACAAGATTTAAGACATATTCCGAAGTTGTTCAAACAATCTCAAGTTCGTCTAATATTGTCACAATTGATCTGTCTCAGGCACAGTCATTCGATTTTACATTATCGGAAACAGTTAATCAATTTACGATTATTAATGCACCATCTGGAGCAAGTTCATTTGTTATTAAAATTGCACAAAATGCAATTGGTGGATATCTGGTTGATATTGATGACTTTAGAAATTCTAGTGGAGGAATTTTACCGGTTTATTGGCCTGGTGGTGGTGTTCTGCCAACCATAACACCAACTGCAAATAGAGCGGATATATATTCATTCAAGACTTTTGATGGTGGAGTATCTTGGTACGGTTTCGTTGACGGACAAAACTTTGTTAACTAAAGGAGATTGATATGTTAAACAAACAGACAACTTTAGATCTAAACGGTCCAATTCTATCATTTACTACAAATCCAGTTGGAGCAGCAACTACTAATGGTGGATCTGCAACTTTTATCGGTATTGCAACAGCAACATTTCCCATACAAACTCCACCAAATCCTGCAATACCCACTGGATATATTTCTTATCGATGGTATGATCAAAATGGACCATTAACTGATGGTGCAAATGTAACTGGATCTGCAACTACGACATTAACTATTTCTAATGTCGTTAGTCCAACTGATCATAATAAACAGTTTTATTTAAATGCAGATTATATACCATCTGCATATGGAGAAAATCCAATTACAGTTGGTACTGCCAGATCAACTGGAAATGCAATAAATGATCCAATTTCATCTAGTAGTGCAGTTTTAACAGTCTATCCAACATTATCGGTAACAAAACAACCTGGCATTAGTACTATTGGACAAAACTCATATACAAGATTTGTTACTAATGCATCAATTACAGATACTAGTCAAGGAAATATTTCTTATCAATGGCAATTAAATGGTTCTGATCTTTCGGACAGTGCAACTATACAAGGTTCTAAAACAAATGAACTTTTAATTTCTTTACCAAATATTGGGATTAATACTGTTAGAGCAAAAATTACTCATCCCACTGCTTCAAACTCTCCATTATATACAAATAATGCCAATCTTGATGTAGTTGCTCCTAGAAAAATACTTAACGTTGAAGTAATTCCGGATGATAACAGTACTGAGGCACTATTATATTCTTGGAATATTGTTACTCAAGGTCCATATACAATAAATCCAGATCAAATACCACCTGGAAGTATTCTTACATTTTATGCACCAGAACTAAGTATTGAGGCATATATTGATATGTACGGAACTGCTGGAGCAGATTATGGAACTTTTGTTGGAGGAAGAGGTGGAGTATCTACAATCAGATTAACATTAAATAAAAATGAAGAATATGCTGTCACGCCTCTTTCTCTAACTAAAAATGGTGGAGGTGTTTTTCTATATAAAAAAGCAAAATTAATTGCTGTTGCTGGTGGAGGAGGAAATGCAGGAAAAAATGGTAGTGGCGGTGACGGTGGTGGCGTTAACGTAGCAGGTCTTACTGCCAGTGGGTCTGGTGGAAGTCTTTATGCTGCAGGAACATTACCCTCAAATGGTATATTTGGTTCTAGTGTTCAATTCGTAACACTTAAATCTGGAGATACTTTAGCAATTGCTCCCAACGGAGGTAGAGTACTACCTTGCACTAAAGGTGAATATTGGGCCACTCTAGGATTTTCTGCATGTGCTGATGTTGGAAATACAAAGTACTATACACCTACTGCAGGAGTAAGTACAAATACGGCAACAATTGCAAGAGGATATAAACCAGGATATGGAATTAATGGCACTGCAGGACAAGGAATAAATTCTGGAGGCAATGGCGGCAGTGGTGCAACTGGCGGCAATGGTGGTAACGGTGGAGGTGGTGGAGGTGGAAGTGGATATAGTGATGGGTCTGTAATAATTACTTCTACGCAACAAGGTGGTAATGCCGGTCTTGGAAAAGTTGTAATTCGCGAATATGTACCACCCCCACCACCTCCTCCACCACCGCCGCCACCACCACCATCTTGTCCTGCTCCATGGACAAAGATCTTAATGGCAGATGGAACTCTTAAGAATGCAGGCGATTTAGTGGTTGGAGATATTCTTAAAACGCAGCATAAAAATACTTTAGAATGGGGAGAGTATCCAATTACTTATAAAAAAGTAAGTCCTTCAGAAAGATTAAAACTCACTTTTGAAGAGTCTAACTTTACTTGCTCTCCAACTCATAAAATGTATGTTGATGGTAAAGGTTGGATATTAGTTACCGATATGGTAATTGGTGATGTTATAAGTAATCAAAAACTATTGTCAGTAGAACCTGCTGAAAGTGGAGATGTTATTGTTATTGAAGTTGATGAGGCATATACTTTTATTGGTGAAGGATTGTTATCGCGTACAGTGAAGATTGAATTAACAGAATCTCCACTGCCAATTTTTAATCCATTTCCAAAGATTTTGATGTCAGATAAGACTCAAAAAAATGCTAGAGATTTGAAAGTTGGTGATTTAATTAAAACTCAACATGAACATACTTTAGAATGGGGAGAGTATCCAATTACACATAATTCAACCTTACAGTCGGAAAGATTAAAACTTACTTTTGATAATGCTAAGGTTATTTTTTCTCCAACTCATAAAATGTATGTTGAAAATAAAGGTTGGACTAGAGTTTGTGATATGGCAATTGGTGATGTTGTAAGTAATCAAAAATTAATAAGTGTGGAGAGTGTTGAATATGGTGATGTTGTTTCAATTGAAGTTGATGATGCACATACTTTTATTAGTGACGGATTATTATCGCACAACAGAAGAAATCCTCCTCCACCACCGCCACCACCGCCAAAATCACCGCCACCACCTCCATTTGTTCTCCCACGAACACAGCAAGACCCCTTGTTAGCATTTGTGTCACCACCACCGCCACCGCCACCACCAAAAGCACCACCACCAAAAGCGCCAAAGCCACCCGCACCAGTTGCGCCACCAGTTGCGCCACCAGTTGCGCCACCAGTTGCGCCACCATCACTGGCACCATCTTGTCCTGCACCATGGGCAAAGATATTAATGTCTGACGGGACTCTTAAGAATGCGGGTGATCTAAAAGTTGGTGATTTAATAAAAACTCAAGATGAACACACTTTAGAATGGGGTGAATACTCTGTATTAAAAGTTTCTATCGTTCAAGAAGATAGATTTAAAATGAAATTTGACCACAAAGATTTGGTCTGCTCAACATCTCATAAAATGTATGTTGAAAATAAAGGTTGGACTAGAGTTTGTGATATGGTAATTGGGGATATTATAAGTGGACATACCTTACTTGAAATTGATGATTATGAATATGGAGATGTCGTTGCAATTCAAATTAAGGGTGCTCACACTTATATCTGTGAAGGATTATTATCTCACAATTTAAAGATAGTTACTCCACCAGTAACGAATCCACCTGTAACGAATCCATCACCACCAATTACATCCTGTCCTGCTCCATGGACAAAGATCTTAATGGCAGATGGAACTCAAAAGAATGCAGGTGATCTAAAAGTTGGTGATTTAATTACAACTCGACATGAACATACTTTAGAATGGGGTGAATACTTAATTGATTATGTTAAGCAAGTTGATTCTGAAAGATTGAAAATTATCTTTGATCATGTTGAATTTACCTGCTCACCTACTCATACATTTTATAGTGAAGAAAGTGGTTGGGTTTTAGCTTGTAGTTTAAAAGTTGGTGATATTATTTCTGGGCATACAATTATAAAAATTGAAAGTGCAGAACCTGGAAAGGTTGTTGCAATTCAAGTTGATGGTGGTCACACCTATATCTCAGAAAACTTATTATCTCACAATAAACTAGTCTCACCACCACCAACAGGCAAATAAAAATTCAATCGTTATAAACGGGAGCGGCATGTGGATCATAAGTCAAAAAAACGCTTAATGTCTGCCTAACGCCGCTCTCAACTTTTTTAACTCCATGTGTGAATTTTAAATCTGCTGGATGAACAACTAGCATTCTTGGTTCTGGTTTAACTTCTATATTCAAATTTGGATAATATAATTCTCCACCAACAAAAGAACTATTAAAATAAAGAACACTTCCGTGCGATCTCCAAGGAGATGAGTTTGGAGTAACTCCATCTTGCTCAATATTATCTGCATGTGGAGTAAGTTCTACTTTATTTTCCCACCTAACAAATTGTGGATATTCTATAAAAAGTTTTTGGTCAGATATAGAAGTTTTCTCTACAACACTTCTAATTGATACAATTAACTTAATTAATTTTTCTCTAACTTCTTCTTCCTTAATTGAAGAATAATATATGCATCTTTTGGACCAGTAATCTTCTGAACTTATATGTTGATCATATGAAGATTTATTTTCTTCTATCCAGTTTAAAAAATAATCATTTTCTTCTTCTGTAATAAAATTTCTAATTACCAATGGATAAGACATAAATGTGAATTTTAAAATTGTTCATATTCGTATTTATTTCTTTATTATAAATACTTAAAATAAGGTTGGCGTTCTCCACCTATGGCAATTAAAAAAGCGTTTGTTATAAAAGACGGATTAGAAGTTAATTCTGACGTTCTTATTGTAAGCGGTCAAACTAAAAATGTTGGCATAGGTTCTACTATTCCAAGAGTGGAATTAGATCTACGTGGTAGGTTTATTGCAACAGATTCTTATCTAACAGGAATCTCAACTGTTATAAACGAACTAAACGTCGGAACGAATGGAACGGTTCTTACAGCATTAGGTAGTGGTTCTGTTGGTGTAGGAACAGCACTGCCAAACTACTTATTAGATGTTCGTTCTTCAGTCTCTACAGGACAAACAGCACTTTATGTTCAAGGCGATACAAGTGTTACTGGAAAGTTGGATATTGGGGGTAGTATATCCTTTAGTGGGTTTACTGCACTTAATGCCAATATCACTGGTATTGCAACAATTGGGACGGTAAAAATATTTTCTGGTATTGTAACTGCCACAAGTACAAGTGGTGTTGTAACTTATTATGGTGATGGTTCTAAACTTACTAATATTTCTGCTTCTTCTGCTGTCTATGCCATAAATTCTGGTATAGCAACTTATGCAACCTCTAGTGGTATTTCTAGTACTGCTACTTATGCATTAACTGCAGGAATTTCTACTGCTGCAACTTATGCGACTAGTGCTGGTATAGCAACTTATGCAACCTCTAGTGGTATTGCAACTTATGCAACTAGTGCTGGAATTTCTTCTGCACTTACGGCAGCAGCATCAGTTAATACTACTGGTATCATAACCGCAGCATCATTTGTTGGAAATGGTTCTGGATTAACAAATGTTCCTATAAGTGGTATTGCTACTTATGCAACCTCTAGTGGTACAGCAACTTATGCTACTTCTAGTGGTATTGCTACATCAGTTATGGGTGGTATTGCATCTGTTGCACAATTAAATGTTTCTGGTGTTTCTACCTTCTCTGGAATAACAACTTATACAGCATCCTTATTTGGAACTACCGCAAGTTTTACTGGCGTTGTTACCGCATTATCATTCTCTGGCTCTGGCGCAAACTTAACTGGACTTGTTGCTGGTGTCGGAATTGCAACTGCTGGAGGAACAGTAGGAACTGGAGCAACATTCTTAGACTTTAGAGGTTCGGGAATTTCTACTGTAACAGTTAGTTCTGGAATCGCAACTATTAATATTAGTGGAGGTGGTGGAGGTGGAGTAACAATAAGCGATGATATCTCAACAAATGCAACTAGGTATCTTACATTTACTGACTCTACATCAGGATCTATTTCTGCAGCAAATGTTTCTTCAACAAATCTCCAATTTAATCCACTATCTGGAAACCTAGCAGCAACTCAATTTACATCACTATCAGACGCAACTCAAAAAACTAACGTAAGACCTATAGAAAATCCGATTGAAATTACGAAACAACTTGATGGAGTTAGGTTTGATTGGATAAATAACAATAAACCTTCACTTGGTTTGATTGCTCAGGAAGTAGAAAAAGTACTTCCTGAACTCGTTGAGACCAATAGCGATGGCATTAAGTCAGTAAGTTATTCCAATATGGTTGGACTTTTAATTGAAGCAATCAAAGAACAACAAGTTCGTATTGAAGAACTGGAGAGAAAATTAGATGCCTAATCAGTTTAATTCTCCAGAAGGAGATTTAGAAAATTACTTTGTGAGTGAGTATTGGTTAATTGACCAATGGGTTGGTGATACTTTATGGACTTGGGGAGAAGGATTTAATGGACGGTTAGGAAATAATGCAACATCCAATAGATCCACTCCAGTCACTACATTTGAGGGAGGAACCAACTGGAAACAGGTTTCTTATGGATATGGACATGCAGCAGCAGTGAAAACTGATGGAACTTTGTGGGTATGGGGAGGACGTTTTGGTGGAGCACTGGGAACAAACGATTTAGCTTCCAATAGATTAGTTCCCGTTCAAACATTCGCAGGAGGAACCAACTGGAAACAAGTTTCTTGTGGTTATAAAAGAACAGCAGCAATTAAGACAGATGGAACTTTGTGGGTGTGGGGAGACAATACTGCAGGAGTATTAGGAACCAATGATACAACACAAAGAAACACACCAGTAACCACATTCGCAGGAGGAACCAACTGGAAACAGGTTTCTTTAGGATATGGTAGTAGTATGGCAGCAATCAAAACTGACGGAACTTTGTGGGTTTGGGGTGGTAATGATGCAACTTTGGGAACTAATGATGCAATATTCAGATACACTCCAGTCACAACATTCGCAGGAGGAACCAACTGGAAACAAGTTTCTTCCGGCGCTTCATTTCTTGGTTGCAGTGCAGCAATTAAAACTGATGGAACTTTATGGGTTTGGGGAGATAATTCTTATGGAGGACTAGGAACCAATGACACAAATAAAAGATCAACTCCAGTCACAACATTCGCAGGAGGAACCAACTGGAAACAAGTTGATGTTAGTCCGGGCAATATGGCAGCAATCAAAACCGATGGAACTTTATGGACTTGGGGCCGTAATCTTTATGGGCAACTAGGAATCAATAACACAACTGCAAGATGCACTCCAGTCACTACATTCGCAGGAGGAACTAACTGGAAACAAGTTGCTGTTGGAATTGGTGGATCATCAACGACATTTAGTATGATATCAATTAAAACTGATGGAACTCTATGGACATGGGGCGCAGATTTAGGCACGGGGATGTTGGGAACTAATGATGCAACACAAAGAAACACACCAGTAACCACATTCGCAGGAGGAACCAACTGGAAACAGGCTACATCTGGCAGGACCTCTAAAGGCGCAATCACATCAGGCACTGATCCTACCTACTTCATCGCATAAATAATTAAAAAAGTCATATGTACGCACTCGTTAATGGTCAGGAATTACTTTTAGGACCAATCGCATTCAACTATAGAATGATTAATGATGAACTAGAAGAACTTGAAGTAGATTATAGAGTGACTTCACAAGATTATCAAAATGTTCCTATTGTGATCACAGAGGATATTAAGATTCTTCCTGCAAGAAATGAGATCCCAGAGTATAATCCAAGATTTCAAACAGCATCTCAAACAAGTCATACAATTGCAGATGATGAAGTAGTCTTTGTTTATACTGTTGAAGATAAAACACTTGGGCAAATTAAAGAAGAATATAAATTAGGTGTAAAACCAGAAAGACAAAGAAGAGAAAATACATCAATTGAAGTTACTATTAATAATTCTGGAATTACAGTATCAACAGATAGAGAAAATCGTCTAGCACTTATTGCAAAATATATTGCTGGACCTGGACCTCATAACTTTAAGTTTGATAATGGAACTTGGTTGCAAATTACAACAGAAGATTTACAAACCATTATTCAAGCAGTGGATACAAAAGTCCAAGAAGCATATGATTGGGAACTTGCAAAACTTCAAGAGATTGATGCTTGTGAAACTAAAGAAGAAGTTTATGAAGTAGAGATTGTTCCTGCTATAAAAAGACCTGGAGTAGTTGGAGATGCCTAATCCTAATACCAACTTTAAAAACAGTAGTGGTCTTGATTTAGGTAATGTATTAATTACCAAAGAATACTTGATGACTGTGTATCCGCAGATTGCAAATCAGTTGATTACTCCAGAATTATGGAGTTGGGGTCGTAACAGTGCTGGACAACTCGGAGACAATACAACAACCAATAGAGTGACTCCAGTTACAACTATTGGGGGAGGAGCAAATTGGAGACAAGTTTCTTGTTCAGGTGTCGGTAATGCCATCACTGGAGCAATCAAACTTGATGGAACACTATGGACTTGGGGTTGGGGACAAGACGGGATTCTGGGGAATAATAACGGTGGGTCTTTTTCATGGCCCTCACCATCCACAACATTTGCTGGAGGAACCAATTGGAAACAAGTTTCTGTTTCTCGTAGTCATTCTGCAGCAATCAAAACTGATGGAACCTTATGGACTTGGGGACTTAATAGTAATGGTCGGCTAGGAGACAATACATCATCCACTAGACTCACTCCAGTCACCACATTTGCAGGAGGAACCAACTGGAAACAAGTTTCTTGTGGATGTAATCCATATGATGTATTCATGGGATGCACTGCAGCAATCAAGACTGATGGAACTTTATGGACTTGGGGTCGCAATGCTTATGGGCAACTCGGAGACAATACAACAACCAATAGAGTGACTCCAGTCACCACATTTGCAGGAGGAAACAACTGGAAACAAGTTTCTTGTGGAGGACAATTTGTTTCAGCAATCAAAACCGATGGAACTTTGTGGGGTTGGGGGTATAATAATTTAGGGCAACTGGGAACCAATAATACAACTAATAGACCTACACCAGGCACAACATTTGCAGGAGGAACCAACTGGAAACAAGTTTCTTGCGAAGGTGGATTTTCTTCATCTGCAATCAAAACTGATGGAACTTTATGGGTTTGGGGAGTTAATTCCGGAACTTTGGGGACTGGCAGTGATGTAAGTATTAAACTTACTCCAGTAACTACATTTGCTGGAGGAACGAACTGGAAACAAGTTTCTATGGGAGAAGGGACTACGGCAGCAATCAAAACTGATGGAACTTTGTGGGGTTGGGGTCGCAATGCTTATGGTCAGTTAGGAACTAGTAGCGCAATAACCCCAATATGTTCACCAGTCATAATATTCGGAGGAACTAATTGGAAACAAATTTCTTCTAATGCAGTGAACATGTCGGCAATAAGAACTTCAGATGATTTACAAGGTATCTAAATACCTTCAAATACATTATTTTATATGAACCCCATTGAGTTAGTTGCAAAAACATTATATTCCTTTCAAGAACATCAACTTACATTTGAACTTCTAGATGCTTTTGGTAAAAGAGCACAAGTATTCTCACAATATGATGAGATTGCAAAGTGCTTCTTTGAACTCAAGAACTTCTCCAAAGCAATTGAGTATGGAGAAAAAGGTCTTAAATTAGCAAAGTCAAAAGAAGAACTTTATATCACTACAAAGAATTTGATTAATGCTTATAATCAAAACAACTATCCAGAAAAAGCAATAACACAAATTTCAAAAATCAAATCACAAAATCCTCAAGATACTGAACTTCTTCTTGAGGAAACTTTTGCTTATTCTGCAATTAATCAAAAAGAAAAATCAGAAAAACTTTTATTCAATCTTCTTCAAAAGAAACTACCAGAAGAAATTGAAAGAAAAGCATATCACAACTTATCTGGACATTATTTCCGCAAGAATGATATTCGTACAGGACTTCAACATTTTCTCAAAGCAGGAGAAGTAGAAGCATATAAGAATAGAAAACTTCCTGAATATGAGAAATGGGATGGAACCATCACACCTGGAAGAACTATTATTGTAGATAATGAATGTGGTGCTGGTGATGAAGTGATTCATATCAGGTTTATGAAGCATCTCAAAGAACTTGGAATGAAACCTATCTGGAGTTCAACCAGAAGAGAACTTGTAGAACTCTTTCAACATAATGGATATGATGCTGTTTGTGTTTATGACAATCCAGAGTTTCCTAAAGATTCCTGTTGGGTTTATGGACTTGCACTTCCTTATTATCTCAATCTAACAATAGAAGATTTGGGACAAGAACCTTATCTTCAAACCATTCCAAAGTATGATGAGAAATGGAAATGGATGCAGGAAGATACTGAATACAAAATTGGAATGTTCTGGGCATCTAGTTCTGGATTTGAACAGAACTCATTTAGAAGTGTAGAACTTAAAGACTATATGAGTGTTCTTGGAAATAAAGGATACTCGTTATATTCATTACAAACTCATAGTGATAATAAGGATGCTAATGAGTATCCAGAAATCAAACAATCACTATCAGTTCAAGGTAGAGAATTTGCTGATACATTCTCTATCATTAAGAACCTTGATATGGTTGTGACTTCTTGTAGTTTTGTATCTCACGTTGCAGCATCATTAGGTAAAGAAGTCTGTGTCTTTGTTCCTATTATGGAATATTATGTTTGGACAAGTTCAACAGGAAAATCTATGTGGTATGGGGATAATGTTCATCTATTCAGACAAAAGAAACCAAGAACCTGGGATGCACCAATTAAAGAGTTTGGAGAGTTTATGAATGATAGAGGAGTATGATTTATCTTTTCTGAATCTCAATACTATTAAGAGTAAACTTTTACAGATAGAAACCAATTCTCACGGACTTGTAAGCAAAGGTGCTTCTACTTATAATCACGGAATGCCTGTTCTAATGTATCCAGAATTAACTGGATTAAAAAATACAATCAAACAATATGTGAGATTGTATTGCAATAAGTATGAGATTCCTCCACTCAAGTTTATCAACAGTTGGTTCAATATTTCACAACCAGGAAATAAACTCAAAGCACATAAGCACGAAGAAAGTATTGTAAGTGGAGCATTTTATATTTCTGGAAAAACTCCTTTAATATTTCCAGATACATCAATCAATCCTTATCCAGGATTATTAGTCATCTTCTCAAGTGATTTGGTTCATTATACAGAAGAAGAAACAGAAGAACGAATTATTATTAGTTTTAATACAGATTACCTATGAAATTTCATACATTTTATACAGATAACCTTCCTAAGCAACTGATAGAAGACCATAAAAAAGTTTGTAATCATATAGGTATTGAAGTTCAATATCATAGTGAAGAATTTACTGATTATGAGGGTGTTTATACTGCTCACGGAAAGTTTATGACTTCTGTGATGGAAAAGGAAGAGGTTGCTTGTTTTTTGGATATTGATTGTCTTCCTCACAACAAAGAACTTCTGGAGAAAGCATATTCCTGGGCAGTAGAAAATCAATCATTTGTGGGCAATGCTCAAAATATTTCTCATACACAAATGAGAAATCACATCTATGCGGCTGCTTCTTGTTTGATTGTAACAAAAGATGCTTGGAATACATTAGGTAATCCAGACTTTTCTTGGTTTATGCAAAATGGAGTACAGATAGATACTGCACAACTTTTAACTTTAAGAGCAGACCAAATTGGAATGTCTTATCAGTTAATGTATCCAGTTGGTTATGATGGTCCTGAAGAATATAAACTTTCTGGTTATGGAATGTATGGAACAGGAACTTTATATCCAGCAACCTGGCATTATTTTAGAATTAGTAGATTTAAAGATTCAATTCCAGACCTTTGGACAACTCGTGTAAATAATATATTAGAAGACCAAAAAATCATTCCACATCATTCATCGTGTTTTTATGAACTATAAGTTTTTGTTTTTAGTTGGGTCTGCAATCAATCATTTCAACGAAGAACATATAAGTGCTTTCAAAGCAGAAGAAAGATTTCAGCAGACATTAGACACCATTCAATCTATTAGAGATAAATCTCCTGATGCTTATGTTTTAATCTATGAAGCATCAGAAACTTCTATTAAAGAAGAATACAAAGACATCTTAAGAGAAAAGTCTGATTTATTTCTTGAGTGTGGAAATGACCCATATATGAAGTCACTCTATGAAAATGTTCATAGAGACCCAGATAAATTTACATTTGTAAAGTCTATGCTTGAGTGTAGATGTTTAGAACTTGTTCTTCAACATATGGTAGAACATAATGTCTTTAGTGATGTAACCAGAGTATTCAAGTTAAGTGGTAGATATAAACTGAACGAATACTTTGATATTAATGACTATAAGACTAGGTTTTTAACAAATAAGTATGTGATGAAGTATTATGATTATGAGGAAAGATTTGAAGATATTGAAAACATTTACTCACTTCTTTATGGGTGCAAAGGAAGTGTCGTGACTGGGTTGTGGTCCTTTGATAGATTCTTATTTAATGATATTTTTAGTGTTCTTCAAAGAAGTTTTCAGTATATGGAAAGAGCAATTCAACTGACTGCTGGAATTGATATTGAACACTCTTTCTATCATTTTATTGATAGGGATAAAATTCTAAATGTTCCTGTTCTTGGTCTAGATTTAATCAAAGGTATGGATGGAGATAGGTTCTCATTATGAAAATTGCAATCTTCTATCATACCTTTCAATCTGGTATGAGTGCTTTTGTCTATCAATCTCAAATTCATAGGTTGTATTGTTCTGGATTAATTGATGCTGCCGATTATATTCATATTGGAGTGAATGGTGACCAGGAAATGTTTAATGTTCCGGAAAAAGCAAAAGTTGTTTATAACAGTAACTGGAAAGAAGAAACAGAAACTCTAATTGCACTCAAGAACTTTGCATATGAAAATCCAGATTATAAGATTTTATATTTTCATATGAAGGGAACAAGTAAAGAAACTCTTGTTGCCAATTCTTGGAGATTGATGATGGAATATTTTGTAATTGATAAATGGAAAGAATGTGTAGAGTATCTAAATGATTATGATTGTGTTGGACAGACATTTAAACCACTAGGGCCAACTATATGGGGCGATGGGTCTATTACTTCTAATGAGGGTATAAGTTGTTATTGCGGAAACTTCTGGTGGGCAAATGCATCTTATATTCAAACACTAGACCATAATTATTTGAATACTGATTATCGTTTTGATAGAGAGTTCTGGATAGGAACTAATAAGAATGCAAAAGCAAAATCTTTTATGGAATATGGACAAGATGATTATATTGCAGACAATCATCCAATTCCATTAAAGAAAGGTATGAGTGATTATGAACCTTATACTTATTACTTTAAAGAGGTAGAATACTTATGAGACCCTGTGGAGACTGTACTGCTTGCTGCACTTGGTTAAAAGGAAGTGCTTATGGTTATGAGTTTGGTGGTGGAAAGTCCTGCAAATTCTTATGTGAAAGTGGATGTAGTGTTCATAAGGCAAGACCGAAGGTATGTGAGGGGTATTTTTGTGCTTGGTCTCAAGAATTAATATCAGAAGAACTGAGACCTGATAAATGCGGAGTTCTTGCTTCTGTTGAAAATAATGAGAATGGTCAGTATTTGAGATTGACTTTAATGGGAAAAGAGATAAATACAGATATATTAGAATATTTTAAGGAGTGGAGTATTAAGATGAACACTCCAGTTTTGTATTTAAACAATCATATCTGGGAAGTTCTCTAAAATGCCTACTTTTTACAACTATACGGAAGGTGGTCAAGTATATTCTTTTGATGATGTCTTTGTACCTGCTGAGGCTTTTAGGCAAGGGACTTTATTTACTTGGGGTTCTAATGATGACCCCTTCGAGGGTAATGGATTTTTAGGAACCAATGATTCAACCAATAGACGCACTCCAGTCACCACATTTGCTGGTGGAACAAACTGGAAACAAGTTGCTACTGGAAGTTTTCACACAGCAGCAATCAAGACTGATGGAACCTTATGGACTTGGGGAGTTAATTATAGTGGACAACTAGGAGTAGATGGTTCATCCAGTCAAATTCCAATCACCACATTCAACGGAGGAACCAACTGGAAACAAGTTTCTTGTGGAGTTAAACATACAGCAGCAATCAAGACTGATGGAACCTTATGGACTTGGGGACGCAATGCTTATGGAGAACTAGGAATCAATACACCAACCCAAATAAACACTCCAGTCACAACATTTACAGGAGGAACCAACTGGAAACAAGTTGCTTGTGGATATGATCATACAATAGCAGTCAAAACTGATGGAACCCTATGGACTTGGGGTAATAATAGTAGTGGACAACTAGGAAACAATACAACAACCACTAGATCCACTCCAGTTACTACATTTGCAGGAGGAACCAACTGGAAACAAGTTGCTGCTAAAGCGTCTTATACGTTTTATAATGCGGCAATCAAGAATGATGGAACTTTATGGACTTGGGGAGATAATTCTAATGGACAACTAGGAGACAATACAACAACCCAAAGACTCACTCCAGTCACCACATTTGCAGGAGGAACCAACTGGAAACAAGTTGCTTGTGGTAGTGGTCATAGTGCGGCAATCAAAACTGATGGAACTTTATGGACTTGGGGGTATAATTATGGAAGTCTAGGAGACAATACAACAACCCAAAGACTCACTCCAGTCACCACATTTGCAGGAGGAACCAACTGGAAACAAGTTGCTGCTGGTAGTGGTCATTGTGCGGCAATCAAAACTGATGGAACTTTATGGACTTGGGGTGCGAATAATGGTGCTGGACAACTAGGAATTAATAATACAAGCACTAGACTCACGCCAGTCACCACATTCGCAGGAGGAACCAACTGGAAACAAGTTGCTTGTGTATCTCATACAGCAGCAACCACATACATAGATAGTTACCAATAAAATATTATTCTTTATTATGAAAACATTATTTTTTCTTTCTGGTCTTCCAAGATCAGGTTCTACTTTACTTGGATCAATTCTTTCACAACATCCAAAACTACAAGCAACTCCAACATCGCCACTTGCGGATTTGCTTTGTTGGATTGATGAAGGTTTCTCTAAACTAGATCTTCAACACACTTATGATAAGCAACAAATTCAATACAATACTTATAATTCAATTCTAGAAAACTTTTATAATCACGTAGAGAAACCTTACATCCTTGATAAGCATCGTGGTTGGTGTAAGAATGTACCTTCTATTGAAAAGTTTCTACATCAAACTCCAAAGATTATAGCAACCAATCGCAGAATAAGTGAAGTTCTTGCTTCTTACATTCTACTCATTCAAAGAAATAATGAAGCAGATAATTTTGTAGATGCTCATTTAAGAAGAGAAGGAAAACCAATTACAACAGATAATCGTATTGAATGTCTTTGGAAGAATTATGTCTGCGATCCTTATGAAAGTTTGGTTTATGGATTGACACATAACAGATCAAATATTCATCTAGTAGATTATAATGATCTTACACAAAAACCAGAAAGAGAACTGAATAAAATCTATGAGTTTCTGGGAATAGAATCTCATTCGCACGATTTTTCGGACATTCTAAATACCTGCAAGGAAGACAAAGACCACGAATGGGGTCTTGATAATCTTCATCAAATTCGTTCAAAACTTCAAAGAACTTCACCACCTCCTGAAGAAGTGATTGGTGAAGAAAACACTAAACTTTATGATAAATTTAATATATGATTGAAGTATTTTTAAGACATTGTTATACATCCAAAGTTAATCTTTCTGGAGCAAATCGTCCAGATTGGTGGGATAAAGAAAAGGTATTCCAGAATTTCAAGAATACACTCAACCAAGAAACCACCAACTACACAATCATCTTTGATGAGTGTTATGGAAAGCAAGAAGACACTTTCCTCAAAGATGAAAGTTCAATCACAATTAACTGTGGTAAAGAAAGTTCTAGTTTTTGTAAGACACTAGACCATATTCTTTCTCAAGACTTTGATGATGATACAATCATCTATTTTCTTGAAGATGACTATGTACACCGTCCAGAATGGGATAGGGCTCTCATAGATGCATTTACTCTTCCAGTTCAGTACGCAACCTTGTACGACCACGGAGATAAGTATCAGGAGATGTATAAGGACTTTATGACTAAAGTTCTAGCAACAAAATATTCTCATTGGATGCCAACTCCTTCAACAACAAATACTTTTGCAGTAAAATTCAAAACACTCAAAGAAGATAAAGAAATTCATAGACACTTCTCAACAGGATTTGAACCTTCTGCAGACCACGGTAAATTTTTAGAACTACATAAGAAAGGGAGGAATTTAATCTCAAGTATTCCTGGTTATTCTACACATTGTCATTCACAATTTTTATCACCTTGTATTGATTGGAGCACATACTTATGAAAGTTACACTATACGCAATTGCAAAGAACGAAGAAAAGAATATTGAAAAGTTTCTCAAGAATGCAGAGAAGTTTGATGATGTAGTTGTAGTTGATACTGGAAGTACAGATGATACAGTTCAACTGCTGAAAGATGCTGGTGTTAAAGTTTATGAGCATCCACAAACTCGTGAGGAGTTTGATTTTTCAGTTGCAAGAAATCAGGCACTTTCTTATGTAGAAACTGATTGGGCATTTGCACTTGATTTTAATGAGGATGTTGCTGAGTTTCATCCAGAAGGTTTTGGTGTTATTGCTGGGGAATTTACCACATTCAGACATTTGAGATATGATGATAATGGTGGTGATGAACCTGTTCAATCTAATGAGGTTCATACTCGTCTTCATAGAACCAAGAATTATACTTGGGTGAATGCTGTTCACGAAGTTCCAAACTTTATTCCAACAGAAGAATATCCGAATGAAGTTGGTGTAGATACTACCATTAAGATTACTAAGAAGATTAATAAGACTGTAGATAAGGAATTATTCTATTTTAATATTTGCGAAAGGGAGTATAAAAAAGACCCAACTAATTGGTATTGGATTTGGTTTATTTTCAACCATTATTATAATGTTCAAAATTTCCAAAAAGCACTTGAATATGGTCAAGAGTTTCTAAACGTATCTAAACCTTACTTTGATAGTTTTAGAATTCTTGCTTTTATTCGTTGTAGTCAAATTCTACTGAATACGGGTGATATGCAACGAGGAATGAATTATGCATTCCACGCAGTTAGTGAAGGAATGAATATGGGAGGTTCTCATTTATCTCAAGCATTCCAATACTTGTTTGAACTTTCTAAGAGATTGAATAATCCCAATCTTACAATCTTTGCAACTGGTTTCAATCCAGATATGCTTTCATCACCAGAAAGAATTGATGCGATTGATAAACTATTCTTAACCAATCTTGAAGATATTCCTTCTTGCTGGAGAGGTCACCGTAGATTTGCTGAGTGGTTAGTAACGCAAGTCAACCCAGAAGTAACTGTGGATCTTGGAGTTGATTGGGGATTCTCAACTTTCTGTTTTGCGATGCCTCGTATTGGACAAGTTTATGGTGTTGATACTTTTGAAGGAGACCAATTTACTGGCGGAAATCACGGATCTTATGAGTATGTTCTTAATAAGCAAGAGAAACTGTTTATGAATGACAATGTGACTTTCATCAAAGGACTTTTTGATGAGGTTGCAAAGACTTGGGATAAGCAAATTGACATTCTTCATATTGATGGTGATCACGCATATGAATCAGTAAAGCACGATTATGAAACTTGGAGTCCATTTGTAAAAGAAAATGGTGTGATACTATTCCACGATACTTGTATTGAAGAACTGAATGGAAATCAATATGGCGTGAAGAAATTCTTTGATGAACTTGATCTTCCAAAAGTAACATTTACTCATACTTTTGGTCTTGGAGTTGCTTCAAAAAATAAGGATCTGATTGAGTTTATCAAGAATAACTTTGATTTGAATAATCCACTATGAAGTTAGTAGTTCCTATATCAGTTGGAGAACTTTTAGATAAGATTACTATCTTAGAAATCAAATCTATGTTCACCAATGATGAATATGTATCTAAAGAACTGAATGATTTGAATGTTATCCGTAGTACTATAACTTCTTATACTACGGATAATATGAATCAGTTAAGAGAGGTAAATAAAAAACTTTGGAAAATAGAAGATAGACTCAGAGAAAAAGAAAAATTACAACAGTTTGATGATGAATTTATTGAACTTGCTCGTAGTGTTTATATCACTAATGATGAACGAGCAAGAATTAAAAAAGAAGTTAATGAGTTGTGTAATTCTGATTACAGAGAAGTAAAGGTATACTAAATATTTAAAAATATATTCAATCTAATGGCAGCAGTAAGTGCAGTTAATCTCACAATACATAAAGGTACTTATTTTGAGGAAACTTTTCAGTTAGCTGCTGAAGATAATAGTGGATTGAATTTAACTAACAATATTGCGACTGCTAAATTAAGAAAGCATCCGTCGTCACCTACTTCACATACATTCAGTACAACTCTTACTGTTGCAGATAGCACAGTAAAAATTTCGATGGGATCTACAATTACTGCAGCACTTCCAAGTGGTAGATGTTATTATGATGTAATTTTGACTACTAGTGGTGGAATGATTTCAAAAGTAGTTGAAGGAAATGTAATCGTAGAGGAGACTGCTTCCGTATGACTTACCAAGTAAGAGTTGCAGGTAGAGGAACTAACATCAAAACAACAGTAGCTTCGGGGGTAATTATGGCAAGAAACCTAAGCGAACTTTTGGATGTTGATATCGTTGGAAAAAGTGACAAGTATGTATTAATGTATGATAATGCAACTAAAAAATGGACTGCGGTAAATCCAGATGAAGTTTTATCTGCAGCATCAACAACTGAGACGACTCAACCGGGTCTTCCTACTAATTTTGTTGACGAACTTGATGTAGACCTAGATGATAAAATTGATCTTGATGCAGGAAGTTTTTGAATCAATAAATAATAAAAAAAGAGTATAAAGAAGATGGCAGCTCCTGTTTTACAGTTTAAGAGAGGTCTTCTTGCTAATCTTCCCGGTTTAAGGGTAGGTGAACCTGGTTTTACAACTGATTCATACGACCTTTATGTAGGTATTGATAGTTCTGCAAATAATAATAAGTTCTTTGGTTCTCATAGATATTGGACCAAAGGAACTGCTTCTACAGGTAGCGGCGTAAATCTTGTAGAAGGAACTTCAAATGGCACTTCATATATCACACTAAAGTCACCAGATTCTCTTGCTGGAATTGTAACTTATACACTTCCAGCAACTCCGGTAAATGGTGATGTTCTCACAACAGATGCTAATGGTGTTCTTTCTTGGACATCAGCTCTAGATGAATTAGCAATTACTAATCTTGTAAGTGGGATTGGAACTTTTTCAAACAATGTTGCTTTTACTACTACTACTGACAATACTCTTGGTGATGTTAATACTGGTGCGGTTCAAATTGATGGTGGAGTAGGAATTGCCAAAAATGTAACTATTGGTGCAGGTCTTTCTGTTACTGGACAATCACATTTTATTGGTACGGCAACATTTTATGGTGGGCAGATTAACCTTGGTGATAGTGACACTGACGATATTGTAGTTGCTGGAGAATTTAAGTCTAACTTAATTCCAAGTGATGATGCAACTTATAATCTTGGAAATATATCAAAGAGATGGAATAATGCATCCTTTGCCGGAGTAGGTACATTTGCTACGGGAGCAGTTGTTGATGCTGTTCAGATTGGTATTAGTAATGGCAATACAATTGATACTACAATAGGAAAATTAACTCTTAATTCTATAATTGGACTTGTAGAAGTCGCACAACATCTTGATGTTCTTGGTGATTTAGATGTAACTGGTAATGTTTATATTGGCGGAACAACAGTTACTCTTCGCGGAACTGATGTCTTTATCGAGAACAAAGATATTGTTCTTGGTTATACAACGACCTCTACACCAAATGACACAACTGCAAATCACGCAGGTGTTGCAATTGCATCAACGGAAGGAACTCCATTAGCAAACTTTGATGCTTCTGGAATTAATACTCTTCCAAGCACATACAAGCAAATGATGTGGTTCAAGAGTGGAACTCTTGGATTCAGCACTGATGCATTTGGTTTTAACTATGGTGTTGCGATTGGAACCACAACAATGGCGAATGGAGTTCGCCTGGCCGTTGGTTCTGGTGTTACTGTTAGTGATACTTCAGTATCTGCTACAACCTTCTACGGTTCTGTAGTTGGTAATGTTTCTTCTGCAGACCAAGTTAAGACGGTAGATGCGGGTAGTGCAAATGCAGATTATTATCTAACCTTTGTAAATTCAAATAATGGTTCTTCAACCAATGAGATTGTTTATACTGATGATGGCGTTTACTACAATCCAGGTACAAATACTTTTACGACACAATATGGACGTTTTACTGGTAATTTGATAGTTGATGGTGATATTAAAGTTGGTGGTAATGATATCCAGGCAAGTGATGGCACAACTGCCATTACTTTAAGTGGTGCAGATGTAACTATTGCTGGTGATTTGCAAATTACTGGTAATGATATTAAATCAAGCACCGGTGCTACAGCTATTACTCTTGCGGCAAATGATGTTACAATTGCCGATGACTTAACTGTTCAAGGTAATCTTTATGTAAATGGAAGCACGACTCAAGTTAATACAACTGCATTAACTGTAGAAGATCGTACTATTGAACTTGGTCGTGTTGATGGAGCTGTTCCATCGTCATCAACTACTTGGGACCTTGGAGTTCTCTTTAATTATAATGCATCAGGTGCCAAGAAGTCCGCTGTTGTTTGGGAACATTCTGCAACAAGATTCCAGTTTGCAAGTGTTCTTGGTTCTGATACTGATGGTACTGATGTAAACACTCCTCAACTTTCAGTAACTACCTTTGCTCCTATTGAAATTGGTTCTCTGTGGGTGACTGACTGTGCAGGAACATCTCAAGTTATTTCTTGCACTGGAACAACAAGAAATCTTGAGAACATTACGATTGATGCTGGAACTTTTTGAAGTTTAACTGAAAACTAATAAATAGACCCAGAGATGGGTCTATTTTTTTATGAGTGAAGAAGATTTGAAGTTGGTTCTTTCAAAGTATCAACAAAAAACTTTTGAGTTATTCAATCAAAATATCGTATTAGAAACTCAAGTAGAAAAACTCAATATTACAGTAAGTGATTTGAGTGCAGAAATTGAGAAACTGAAGAAACCAAAAAGAGGAACAAAAACAGAAGAAGATTTTTGATAAATAATAGAAACTCTTATATAAGAGTTCTACGGTATATACCATCAATGAGAGGATTGAATGGCGGATCCAAATATTAAGATAAAAAGGTCAGCAGTTCCCGGTAAATCGCCGCAGGTAAGTGATTTGCCTTTGGGAGAACTTGGGCTTAATACATATGATGCAGAGTTATATGCCCGTAGAGAAAGAGCAGGTATCGGCACCGATATTGTAAGACTTGGTGCTGGAGCAACAGTTACTAATATACTTTATGTTACGCAAGATGGAAGCGACACCAATACAGGAAAAAAACTTGGAGACGCAAAAAGAACAATCGGAGCAGCACTTACAACAGCAACAACAGGAACAGTTATTAAAATTAGTGCTGGATCTTATCTAGAAAATAATCCTCTCACTATTCCAGAGCAAGTATCAATTGTTGGAGATAGTTTAAGAGAAGTATCAGTATCTCCACAGAATGCAAATCAAGACTTGTTCTATGTTTCTAATGGAAATTATATTGCAGAGATGTCTTATACAGGCACTCTGAATTCTGGTAAAGCAATCTTTGCATTCAATCCAACTCAAGTAGGATATTTCAATCAGTCACCTTATATACAGAACTGCACTAACTTTATTCCAAACAGTATTGGACTAAAGATTGATGGATCAAAGGCAATAGGACCATTAAAGTCAATGGTCCTAGATTCTTATACACAATACAATCAGGGTGGTATTGGTTGCTCAATTACCAATGAAGGTTATGCCCAGTTAGTATCACTATTTACAATTTGCAATGAGACTGCAGTTTATTGTGGTTCTGGTGCTGCTTGTGATTTAACAAACTCCAACTCTTCATTTGGAAATTATGCACTAGTTGCTGATGGAAGAGGTCCCCTTAAATATACTGGTATTGTTACCAGTGCATCTGCAGAGAATTCAGATACTTTTGTTCTAGATTTAAATGTCCCAACTTTAAATGTAACAAATGCTTCTTATAATAATGTAACTGGATTAACCACCATTACGGTAGGTTCAAATCATAACTTCAATGTTGGAATGGGAGTTTCGATTGTTGGACTTGCATTTACTTGTTCTTCTGGTCCAGGAATTGTAACTTATCCCTCAGGAAATAAAGGATATATTTTTGAGGTTGCAGGAGTTCCTTCACCAACTTCTTTTGAAGTTTATGTCGGAGTTTCTACTTTATCACATACTTATCAGTCAGGCGGAATAGTAAAAATAAATGTAGTAAGACCTTTTGACGGTCAAGTGATTTACTTTGATACTCTTTATTATACTGTTGGTGGAGTAACTGTAAGTTCTGGTGGAACAGGTTACTCCCAGAATGTTGATATTACTTTTGACAATCCTTCTACGCCTTGGGGAATTCCTGCAACTGCCGTAGGAGAAGTTAAAAATGGTTCTGTAACTTCTGTTGAAATGGTCTCAAATGGTCGTGGTTATACAACGGCACCAGTACTAACCTTCAATTCTCCCGATGTTGGAATAAATTCGGCAACAGGAACAGCAAATCTTGTTCCGTCTTATTACGTAATACAATCATCAACACCAATTTCTGCTGGAATCTGTACTATAACTATTACTGATAATGTTCCTTATGCAATTGGCGTTGGAACAACAGTTCCTTTCTTTAAGCAAAGTAGAGTATTAGCATCGGGACATTCTCTTGAATATATTGGTTCGGGAACAAACATTGCAGCTGCACTTCCACAAAATGGTGGTGTACCAATTCAAGGAAATGAAACTGATTCTCTCAATGGTGGTCTTGTAGTATTTACTTCAACTGACCAATCTGGTAATTTTAGAATTGGTGATGGTGTTGTAATTAATCAGCAAACAGGAACCATTAGTGGAACATTCTATTCTAAGAGTTTGTTTTCAACAATGACACCATTCATACTCGCACTAGGAGGAGATTAATCAAATGGCACTAGCACTTAACGTATTCAAGACAGTTACTACAGTTGTAAATACAAATCCAACAGAGGTTTATTCGGCACCTGTCGGATATACGGGTGTCGTCCTTTTAGCGCAAGTTGCAAATATTGGAGTAATTTCTGCAGATGTAACTTTAGTTCATCGTAGAAGTTCTACTGATACTGAAATGTTAAGGGAATATCCAATCTCAGCAAATGATACTGCAAATCTTCTAGCAGGAAAATTAGTATTAGAAAGTGGAGATAAATTAGTTCTATCAGGTAGTAATGGAATTACTTTGAAGTTTATTGCAAGTATTCTAGAAACACTTAACTAATATAAAGAAATGGCAAAGTTCATCAGTAATCGTCAAAAAAATCTTAAGATTGGTATTAGTTCATATACCGAAAGTCAGACAGTGCTTGAGGTTACTGGTAAGGTTGGTATTGGAAACACAAATGCAACACAAGAATTAGATGTTGATGGAAATGTTAGAATTCGTGGTGCAATCTACGATAATAATAATAGTCCCGGAAATAATACATATGTTCCTGTTGCAGATGGTAGTGGTGGTTGGAGTTGGCAACCAGTTACTCAAGCAGGTGCAGGAACTCTTGATGGCATTGTAGTAAGAGAAGAAGGAAATATTGTAGGAACTGCTGGTAGCGTAACAAATTTAGACTTTAGAGGAAATAACATAATTGCTATTTCCACTACTGGAGGTGCTATTGCAACGATAAGGGTTTCCGATACTCCAACATTCAATAGTTTGACGGTTTCTGGAATTTCTACATTTAATGGATTAGTAGAACTTGATAGTTCTTTAAGAGACTTTTATGGAAATGTAGGTGCTGCAGGTAGTGTTTTAATTGCTATTGGAGCTGGTGTTTCTTGGGCGGCGCCGGCATCTGTAGGAACGCAAGGTATTCAAGGAACTCAAGGCACTCAAGGTATTCAAGGCACTCAAGGACTTCAGGGTACTCAGGGAACTCAAGGTGTCCAAGGAACTCAAGGTATCCAAGGAACTCAAGGTATCCAAGGCATTCAAGGATCCACAGGCACTCAAGGTACTCAAGGAACCCAAGGCATCCAAGGAACTCAAGGTATCCAAGGAACTACTGGAACTCAAGGAACTGATGGAACTCAAGGAACCCAAGGTACTCAAGGTGTCCAAGGTACTCAAGGTATCCAAGGAACTACTGGAACTCAAGGAACTGATGGAACTCAAGGAACCCAAGGTACTCAAGGTGTCCAAGGTACTCAAGGTATCCAAGGTATCCAAGGAATTACTGGAACTCAAGGTGTTCAAGGAACTCAAGGTATTCAAGGTGTCCAAGGTACTCAAGGTATCCAAGGAACTACTGGAACTCAAGGAACTCAAGGAACTCAAGGAACTGATGGAACTCAAGGTACTCAAGGTACTCAAGGTATTCAAGGTGTCCAAGGTACTCAAGGTATTCAAGGTGTCACAGGTCCAGTAGCAGGTTCTGCCAATCAAATTGTTTATAAAGATGGATCAAATAATCCTACCGGGTCTACCAATTTAACTTTTGATGGTTCTAATCTTTATGTTGGTGGAAATATCACAATTGGGGGTACATCATCATATATTATATCTAACGAACTTAGAATCAAAGATAAGGATCTTGTAGTTGGTATTGTTACCGATGGTCTTGGTAATGATACCTCTACAGATACAACAGCTAACACGGGTGGTATTGCAATTGCATCCACAGAAGGTAGTCCATTAGTTAGTTTAAGTTCTGCTGGAGAAGTAACACCAGATACCTATAAGCAGTTAATGTGGTTTAAGTCTGGTTCCTTTACTGGTCTCAATACTGATGCTTGGATATTTAATTATGGTGTTGGTATTGGTTCTACACAAATTCCATTAGGAGTTAGACTTGCTGCTGGAGGAATGCAGGTTACTGATTCTACAGTAAGCACTCCACAATTGAGTGTTTCTGGGAGTTCTACATTCACTAACGGACCTGTATTAATAGGTTCAGCAACATCAACAGGAACAGCAGATCAAGATCTTCAAGTTACTGGTGGTGCTTATGTTTCTGGTTCTGTTGGAATAGGAACCACAAATGCAACAACAAAATTACAAGTTAATGGAACCACAAAGGTAGAAACTTCAATAGGAAGCACTCAATCAGTTTGGTTCAATACATTAGACAGTAAGAGTTATACTGCACAAAATGTTTCTTTATTAGTTCAACCAGAAACTGTATATAGTTTTGATGCTTCTCAAACTGCTTTTAGATCTTATGAACCAGCAATATTCAGTTCTGCATTAACTTCTGCAAATGGAAGTTATAATTCAACTCTATATGGACTTGATAACCTTACTAATGTTGCAGGAACTTCATCTGCTGCAAGACTTACTGGAATTGGATTTTATAATTATGTTGCTAGAAACAGCACCACTGATGTTTCTTCTTATGCATCTAATTTGCTTTATGGAATTTCTAACATCGTTTTTCAAGGATCTAATGTAGACCAATCTGTTGTAACTGGATTTGCGTATGGAAATCGTAATCTTGTAGGAGTCCAAAAAGCAACTGCAACTACCATTTATGGAAATTTTACTACAACAAATATTGGTGCAACAGCAAACTACTCTGCATCATCAACCAGTGCATATGGTCATTATAACCTTATGCAGGTTGGTGCTGCATCAGGAACTGGTATTGGAACTCTCACCAATTACTATGGATATTATGGAGCACCAACAGTAGCACTTACAGGACAACTTACAAATTATTATGGTGTATATCTAGCAACTCCAATTGTAAATGGAACTCTAACCAACCGTTATTCCATTTATAGTTCTGATACATCTTCACAGATGTATCACGCAGGTTCTATTGGAATAGGAACCACAAATCCAACATCAAAACTTACGGTTCAAGGTGATGTAAGAGTTTCTGGTGCTTCTACATTTGTTGGATTAGTAGAACTTGATAGTTCTTTAAGAGACTTTTATGGAAATGTAGGTGCTGCAGGTAGTGTTTTAATTGCTACTGGTGCTGGTGTTTCTTGGACAACTCCATTTGCTGCCGGAATTCAAGGTGTCCAAGGAACTCAAGGAATCCAAGGAATCCAAGGTGTCCAAGGAACTCAAGGAATCCAAGGTGTCCAAGGAATCCAAGGTGTCCAAGGAACTCAAGGAATCCAAGGTGTCCAAGGAACTCAAGGAATCCAAGGTGTCCAAGGTATTCTTGGAACTCAAGGAACTACGGGAACACAAGGTATCCAAGGTATTCTTGGAACTCAAGGAACTACGGGAACACAAGGTATCCAAGGTATTCTTGGAACTCAAGGAACTACGGGAACACAAGGTATCCAAGGTATTCTTGGAACTCAAGGAACTACAGGAACACAGGGCATCCAAGGTATTCTTGGAACTCAAGGAACCACAGGAACTCAAGGTATCCAAGGTATCACAGGCCCAGTAGCAGGATCTGCTAATCAAATCGTTTACAAGAATAGTTCAAATAATCCAGATGGTTCTACCAGTCTTACATATACTGGAGCAGTATCTGGTGTAGGTACTGTGGGAATCGGTACTATTATTGATATTGTTCATTATGACGCTTTAAATTCAGGCACTCTTTCTTTTGAAGGTTCTGCAGGGCAGTTATTCAGTATTACTAATAACCTTACCACTGGTTCTATTTTCTCTGTTAATGATGTTTCTGGCATTCCTAGTATTGATGTAGGTGCTGCGGGGACAGTTTCTCTTGCACCTTATGGTGGTGATGTTGTAGTAGGACAAGCAATTATTAATAGATGGGTAAGAAAAACTGCAAACTATACTGCAGTAAATGGTGATAGCATAATTGCAGACACTTCTGGAGGAACCTTTACAATTACACTTCCAGCAACACCATCAATAGGTCATAATATTAGAATTGCGGATGGTGCAGATTGGGCAACAACCAATCTAACATTAGGTAGAAATGGTTCAACAATTGAAGGTATTACTGATGATTTTACTTTTAATATCAAAGGCATTACTGCAGATATAGTTTATGATGGAAGTACTTGGGAAGTTTATGCTAATGCTGGTCCAAGTGGTCCTCAAGGTATTCAGGGTAGTGCTGGTTTTGTTGGTAGCAATGGTGCTCAAGGTACAGCAGGTACTACAGGTGCTCAAGGTACAGCAGGAACTAGCGGAAGTTCCTCAATTACAAATGACAATTCCACGAATGCAACAAGATATCCTACATTTGTTGATGTTACAACAGGAACACCTAGTGCAACAAATGTTTCATCATCAAAATTTACATTTAATCCATCTACAGGAACCTTATCTGCTACGATTTTTACATCATTATCTGATGAAACAGAAAAAACAAACATTAAAATCATACAAAATTCTATAGAAAAAATTAATAAACTTGACGGTGTAACATTTAACTGGGTAGATAATAATGCTCCTTCATCTGGTGTTATTGCTCAACAAGTTGAAAAAGTTTTACCAGAACTGATATTAAATATCAATGGCAAAAAGACAGTTAATTATAATGGTTTGATTGGTCTTTTAATTGAGGCATTTAAAGAATCTCAAAAAGAAATGCAAAAAATTAAAAATCATCTAAGTAATCTAAATAATCAATAAAATGCCTACTTCTCTTTCAAGTTTTTTAGGTACAACTTATCAAGGAGCCACAGGTGCTCAAGGAACCACAGGTGCTCAAGGAACCACAGGTGCTCAAGGAACCACAGGTGCTCAAGGTGCAACAGGTGCTCAAGGTGCAACAGGTGCTCAAGGAACCACAGGTGCTCAAGGAACCACAGGTGCTCAAGGAACCACAGGTGCTCAAGGACCATCAAATGTTCCTCAAAATGCAAAAACTACTTCGTATACATTAATTGCATCAGATGCTGGAAAACATATATCAATTACTACAGGCGGAGTAACCGTTCCTGCATCAGTTTTTAGTGTAGGTGACACAATTTCTGTTTATAATGATTCTGGTTCAAATCAGACAATCACTCAGGGTTCCGTAACTTTGAGAAATGCTGGCACTACTAGTACTGGAAATAGAACACTTGCCTCATATGGAATTTGTACTATTTTATGTGTTGCATCAAATACCTTTGTAATTTGTGGAGCTGGGTTATCTTAATTATGGTAATACATCAATTATTTTTTACTTCTATACAATTGGGATTATATCCATTTACAACTTTTACGTTTACAAATGGAACTCAAATTGGAAATATTGGACCCTCAACGGCAAATCTCCTAGCTTCATATGATACTGCATCTAATTCTTGGTTAAATAATGCATCATATTTTACCACATCAAGTGGAATTCAACTATGGACTGTTCCACGAACTGGAACCTATACTATAGAAGTTGCGGGAGCAGCTGGCGGGGGAACTGCTACTACTCCGGGATATGGTGCCAAAATGATTGGAACATTTTCACTAACTCAAGGAGATGTTATTAAAATTCTTGTAGGGCAATTAGGTCGTAACGGAACAGCTGATTGTGGCCAAGGTTTTGGTGGTGGAGGAGGAGGAACTTTTGTTGCAACAAATTCCAATGTCCCATTAATTGTAGCAGGTGGTGGAGGAGGTTCTTCTTCAGGAGTAATTACTGCTTCTAGATTAAATGGAACAACTTCCACATCAGGAAATCAAGGAGATGGTGGTTCTGGTGGAGCAGGAGGGACTGCTGGTGGTGGTGGGGGTGCTGGAACTGGATGTGTACCCGCAAGTTCTGGTGGCGGTGGATTTACTGGAAATGGTACTACAGCACAAGGAAATCCGGGGCTTTCCTTTATAAACGGAGGAACCGGAGGGACAGGGACAAGAGCAGATGGTGGATTTGGTGGAGGAAGTGGAACCGCTAACTACACTGGTGGCGCCGGCGGTGGATATAGTGGCGGCGGCGGCGGTGGATTAAATAGCTGTGCTTGCTCCGACTTGCAGGGTGGCGGTGGTGGTGGTTCGTACAATAATGGAACAAATCAATCTAATACTGGTGGAGTAAATACTAGTAATGGTTATTGTAAAATAACTCTCCAAGGAGCACCATCACCAGTGGTTCAGTACCTCGTTATTGCTGGCGGTGGTGGTGGGGGAGGATATATTGGAGGTGGCGGTGGTGCTGGTGGTTATAGAACTGCAACAGGATTTACTTTCAGTACTGCAACAAACTACACTGTAACAGTTGGTGCAGGTGGTGCTGGCGGTACATCCTCTGCAAACTTTAGTACTCCAGGAAATCAAGCAATCTCTAATGCAACTAATGGAGGAAATTCCGTCTTCTCAACTATTACTTCAACTGGTGGAGGAAAAGGTGCTAATGCATATTCCCTAAACGGTGCGAATGGTGGTTCTGGTGGTGGTGCTTCTCAAGAATATGTCGGTGCTGCAACTGCAGGTACTGGAACTTCTGGAGAAGGTAATAATGGTGGAAGAGGGTCAACATCAACAAACTATGGTTCAGGTGGTGGTGGTGGTGCTGGAACAGTTGGTGCAACAGCATCTGGATCTGGAACTGGTGGAAATGGTGGAGATGGATTATCTTCAAGTATAACAGGAACTGCAGTTACTCGTGCAGGAGGTGGTGCTGGTGCAAGTTATACATCTCAGGGCGGTGCTGGCGGGAGTGGCGGTGGCGGTCAGGGAGGCAGCGGTGGCGGAACTTCACCAACAAGAGCATCAATTTCAGGAACTACAAATACTGGCGGTGGCGGTGGTGGTGCTGCTGTAGGTGATGGAACTAATGGAGTTGGTTCTAATGGTGGTTCAGGTGTCGTTATTCTTAGTTATTCGACTACTTACACTATAAGTAATCCAGGAGGAGGTCTAACCTTCACCACACAAACTGTAGGAAGTAATAAAGTAACTACTTTCACTCTAGGAACTGGAAACATTCAATTTAATTAAGAAAAGTTATGGCCCATTATGCATTTTTAGACGAAAATAACATTGTAACTGAAGTTATCACTGGCAAAAATGAAGGTGAAGATGGAATTAATTGGGAAGAACACTATGGAAACTTTAGAGGTCAGGTTTGTAAAAGAACCTCATATAATACTATAGGAGGGAATCATAATAATGGTGGAACTCCCTTTAGAAAAAATTATGCTGGTGTTGGATATATTTACGACGATGAAAAAGATGCTTTTATTTCACCAAAACCATATGAAAGTTGGATATTAAATGAAGATACTTGTTTATGGGAATCACCAATTCCTTATCCAGAAGATACAGAAAACTTATATTT